CCCGACGCGCCCCGCCCGTGGGGCGATGGATCTCGACCCGGACTTGCCCGTCCGGGTAGACACACCATCGAGTCCGCCCGGTGCTTGTCTCGTGGTAAACTGCGTGGTCCTCATTAAAGTGGTCAAACCGGTATGCGGGACCCCATGTCCCGTGGCTCATGCCACAGGCCGCCATAGCGGCCGCCGCTATGGCGGCTTCCGTTTTAAGTTGGAGCACCTGCTCCAGCGCTAGGCTTGTCGCCCACTCGTGCCCGAAGGCACGGGCCACTTTGTAGGCCGTCTCTAATTGTTTTTCTGTGAATCCTTGGAAACCCATGATTAACCGCCTTTTGCTCGCGACCGTTAGCCGTGCTGACGCCAGCACGTTTACACCCCGCACCACGTGTAGGTGGTCGCTTGCGGGGCTAAGCAAGTTAACGTCATGCTCAGGACGGGTTGCTTACTGGTCAGACTCACCACGTCTGACAGGAGTAGTCGATCAGTCAAGAGGTCATTGCGACTACTCTAAGCAATGACTTTGGAGCAGCTTTAACGTCGTACTCAGGACGCCCCTTTACAGCTCAACCCCTAAATAGCGAATCACCCTGCACGCAAACACGTACAGGGATCCTCAACTATATATACCGGAAATATGGCCCCATTATGGGCCACCCCCACGGGTAGGGGTGCGCGCCTACTCCCAGCGTGCTAATTGCAGCTATCGACGAAAGCAGCTTCGATTACGTGCTACCCCACCTGTGGGGTACGGGGCCGTCAGCCGCGCCGCTGTGCCTGGTAGGCGGTCGGCACTAGGCTCCCACCCGGTGGGGTGGTGGCCGACGCGACCCGGCCGTGGGCCTCTACCGTAAACCGCGCCGGGTCTCTGTATAGCAGGCTCCGTGCGTGGTTCCAGTTTCGCCGGTGCGAGTACACGATGTGGGTGATCCCACCCGTGGGGTCCTGCAGGGTTGCCACGGGCAGGTACCCACTGGTCTGGGCCGTGAGGTGGGGCTGCAGCCCGTCCGCGTTACCGATGACCCGCAGGTCTAATGCAGGGGCCGCGTCAACCGCGGGGGCGACCGGTGCGTCATCCGCTTGTTTCATCATCAGGTAGATTTGGTAGGGCCCCATGCTCGTTTGCCTCGCTATCTTCTCGACCGCAGTGGGCCGATTGAAACCGTAGTCTAATACCTTTTGCTTTTCCGACCCCATGATTGTCGGCTCTCCGTGCTTGACGTAAGGGCGCACGTACGCCGCGAACCTGATCATGTCGCCTGGCTTGAACGGCTTAAATTCTTGCGTGTGGGGAAGCCAGACGTGATCCGTTACGTGCTCGTCCGTGTCTGTAGTGCGTACGTTCTCCAGCACCACGGTGCGTCCGTTCGAGCCGTAGCGCCCGATCCGTGCTTGGTACGTTAAAGGGGTTGCGTCGGGGTGCCGCTCTAGCGGCGCGCGTTGCGCTAAGAACTCGCGCATTAGCTGATGCTCTCGATCGTGATCGCCTCGTTTATAAAACAGGCGACACGGGGGCTAAACCCTTTAGTTAAATTCTCGGGGAACGACAGTACGTACGGGCTGCTGGTATTGAAGATCGTCCCGTCCCCGTACAGCACCTGCGCGAACAAGTCGTAGTCTTGAATGACGTTGACGGCCCCGGCGGCGTGCACGGCGGCGGTAACTTGCGAGACTGCCACGTTCTCCTCGACCTGTAGGCCGTCCAGATAGCTCTGAATGTTGGCGAGAGCTTGGTTTTTCTGGTCCGTCGACAGCCCTTCGGCATAGACTGTGCCAGCAAGCCAGACGGGGTGGAAGTAACGCACCAGCGTATTCGCGCAGATGACGCGGTTAATCGGGTCGTTGACGTAGTCGTCGATTCGCACCACGTCCGGGGCGTAAGAGATGTCTACCAGCAACGTTTCGTTCGTTACACCGGGGTCAACAAAAAGGTACGCCGGGTCTTTCGCCGAGAACCTCAAGCTCGGGGTGCTGCCTTGCAGGTCAAAGAACGGCGCGAGTTCAGGCTTCCCTTTTACTTTTACGCTGTGCACTTTCAAGACTGCGCGGTACGCTTCCAACGAAACCAGCGCCTCACCCGCCGCAACAAAAATTTCAACGGTGTCGCGCACAATCGGTGTTTTGACGTAGATGTCGGTGTGCCCGCCGATCGCCAGCGTTATCGTCCCTGCGACTGGGTCGTCTACTGTAATTTGATCGCGTTTCATTTCCGGGTCTTGGTAGCCGGCCACCGCCAAACGCGAAATCGTACTAGGGAACTGCCCGTACAGCACTTTTTCAATCGACAGCCGGTTTACCAAGTTGGCCACAACCGGCGCGGTGCGAATACGCTCGGCGTACGCTGCGGCGGACTCCTGATCCCGGCCGCCGATCATTGGCGCCACAGAAATAATCTCAATCACGTTGGTGTTGCTGCTAAGTGCAGCAGACGTAAATAACGTGCCTACCGCCGCAACATACTGCGAACCCGGTTCAGCCGCGCGCAGTTGAACGCGCGTGTAAAAGTAGCCAAACGTCGGATCCTCTACTAATTGTTCCGGCGTTACTGACACATCAGCTTGCGGATAGTAGACCAGACCGTTCTGCTCGAACATATCGTTTGTAGTTAGCTGCACGCTCTGCCGCACCACGAACTTTATCGCCACGGTACCCGACGCCGCTTCCCCCGCACTACGCGTCACGAAAAAGCGGTCACCCACAGCAGCCAGCTCCGAATCCGTTAACTCGTCAGCGGCAAGCAGCGTCGTTTTACGAGCAGCAGTGTTAATCATGTCAATAATCTGCGCCACCACAGGCAACTGCGCCCGAACAAACAAGTCATACTGCGGGGTACCGGAGCGCAGGTCGAGCTCGTCACCGGTCGTCGACAGGTAGTTTGCTTTGATCGCCTCGACAAGAAACTGCTCTGCTTGCTGCAAAACAATATCGGTTACCGCCATTATGCAATCTCCGTACTAAAAGGGATGCTCATACCAACGCTTTGACCTGCCGCGTTTGTCACTACGGCCGTCACTGTCAACATCGACTGCGTCTTATCTATTTCGATTGAGTCCGCGATTAACCGTTGCAACCGCTGGTCGTCAGGCAGCTGCTGGTCCCGCTGCCGCGCCATCAGCACCGCTTGCGCGCGGTTGAACTCCACCTGTACAAAATTCTGCAACTCTGTCACGTCGTTGACCGAGACCCGCCCCACCATCGCCGGTAGCAGTGTACCGAACTCTTCATCTGACGGTATAGAGCCCAGCGTGGTAAGCAGGCAGTAAATAACTTCAAACACTAACTTGTCTGCGCCCGTACCGTAGCGTGCGTCTGCGAAACCGCGCCGGACGTCGATGCTGTATAGCCCAAGACCGAGCTTTTCGTACACTCCGGCTGCAAATCCGAACGTTGCCATGCGCTACTCCGTCAAACCCGCCCCGTCGCGTGGCGCTTTACGCGCCCATCTTCATAATTATCGACCTGCTGACGTGCAGCACGGGCGTCCTGTACATAATCTAAGAAGGACTTGTTCCGCAGCTCCACAGCGCGCTTTGACGCGGCGATGCAGTCCAGAGCCTGCTGTTCTACTGCCAGTAACCCCGGTGCCCTCGTGTCTTTTATCGCCGCCTCCAACGCTTTCGGCGCGTGCAGCGCTGCCACCACAGTTTCTGCGTAGGGTGTGAAAGTTAAATTTTCTACTGCTTGACGGTACGCCTTCCGGGCGGTTACAAATTTCTGGAACTCAAGGTTCGGAGCAGAGTCAGCCACAGTAGGTACCTCTCAGCGTGAAGATTCAAAAACCTAGTAAAACCGCGTACGATGACCACCGGAAAGCAAGTGCGGATCGGCATTACGCAACTGTTCTGACGGTGGACCCCGTCAGGCATACCGCAACCGTGCTGACTTCCGACAACCGCGTGCTGCGGGATATACCAATTATAAAAGATACGGGCGGGCACGGCGCGGGCGACTTCTCAACGCCTGAACCAGGGTGGCAGTGCGTGTTAACCCAAGCTATAGGCGTCGAAGCGATTGATTTCTGCTTTCCAGCGGCCACTTATTTCTCGGACGGGCAGCCCCCGGAGCACGACGAGAACACACAAGCGGTGAACACGTTCTTGAGCCTGACGGGCGCGCCCGCGCCTTACCGTAAAGTAGAGAACCCCACTAAAAGTTTTCGCGGTCGCCGGCCGTATGATCTGATCGCAGGCGATCAAGGCTTCCGTACGTCTGAGGGCGCATCGGTGTTCGCCCTGCGCGGCGGCGTCGCGGGCATCAAAGTTGACGACTTGTGCCAGATCCTACTGAACCAGGTCGACCACTTGACACGCGTCGTTTCTCGGCAATTCGAGCTGATGACCGACGCCGGGATTATTCAGAGCGAGAATGACAAAGGTAAAACTTCCTTTCGCGTACGCGCGAACAGCGCTGCCCGTAACACTTACTCCGACGCTTACGAGTTCGATCTCAAGGTTGGGGCTAACGCAAGCAAAGCGTTCATTGACTACGAGCTGCGCTCACCCGACACAAGGGAACGCTCGGCGTCGCTTAAGATGGATCAGACCGGGACAAGTGTCGCGTACCAGCGCGGGGATGACCTCCGTGAGGTGGGCGGAAGACAAGGCTTAGGTGTTGCAGGTAATCAAAAAATTATCGTTGCGGGAAATCAGGATATTGAAGTTGACGGTAATCATCGTCTAAAGTGTGGAAACGTTAACTTGGGCGATAACGGCGGGGAAAAAGCGCCAATGGGAGAACAGCTTCAAAGGTACCTGGATGAGCTGAAGTTCTTTCTTGACACACAGCTCATGGTGATGACGTCTATGGGCCCCAGTACACCCGGCGCGTTCATGAAACCTTCCCCCACAGTACCGCGCTTGCTTTCAGACGTCGTCAAGTATATCCAGCGGTAGTTAAGGAGTACAAAATGCCTTCAGCTTCGATAGCAGCGTTTAACATTTCAGAGCCCGCCGCAATGGCAGCACTGGTGCTGGCGCTGCAGGACGCGCTGCAGCCGCGCGATACAAACCAAGTGGACCTGCAAGCCATCAAGTTGGCGAACGCCATATCGACGTACGTGAAGGCGGCGATGCTGCCCCCGCTAGGCGTTATCGACCTTTCGCCTTAAAGGAACTACACCGTGCCACCCACCGAGGAACAAATTCGCCTGGTCACGAAAGGCCGCTTTGACTCTGGTTTCCAGGGTCTAGACGCGCTGATTCAACCTTTAGACGCAGTCGCCGAACTATTCGGTAAGATTTCGCCGCTGTTAATGGCCGCAGAGGGGCTGATTACCGCGTTTAAGCTTGCTGTGCAGATTGTACTCGGTCCCATACTGTTTTTCATGGGCCTCGTGGCCGATGCTACGGGCTTTATGCGCACGGCCGCGCAGCAGATAAAAACGAAGCTCGCGGAGTTCTTGGCCGCGGTAGACTTCGACATGGCGCAGGCCGCTTACCGCGGACCGGTCGCGCAGTTCCCGAATGCGGTTACGGCGTACTTCACCCCATACAACTCGCAGACCAGCGCCGACGCGAACATTCACGCGCACCCGGCGGAGACTGACGTGACGGCAGTGATTATCGTCACGACCGATAAGGTGGCGGCAGTCGCGCTCTCGCCCGATAACTTTTGTGTCCCGATTGTCAGGCCCCAAAATAGTCCGACACTCCAAGCCGTAGCGGGGCCGCAGGCGGCCTTTGTCGCCGCGCCCGCCACCTCCGCCACGCTTTACGCGGCTTACGCAATCGCGTATAAGCCCGGTACCTCAGACGAGATCGAGACGCCCGCCTCGCCTGCCGCGCGCGTGGTGGTGAAAGCCGGAGAGGCCGTACGGATCACGCTACCGGAATCCGAACTCACGCTCCCGGGCGCGCCCCCGCGTAGCCGCTACGTGTATTTAGGGACGTCCGAAATTACGATGCGCCGCGTAGGGGCGTTGACAGGCTCGGACGCCATGCTGACGGTGCAAACGCTACCGCCAACCACCGCACAGCTGCCAGTGGGTGCCACCGGAGAACCGCCTGCTGCGCAAAACAAGATTACAAACGCGCAAATTGCAGCGGACGCGGCACTCGGCGTCACTTGGAAGTCTGCCGCATCCGCGTCTAAAACTTATAGGCTAGCGCTGCTCAAGAAGCGCGCTGAACCGCGCCCAGCAGGCCCAACCAGCCCGGTCTCCGTTGCCCCGGCTGGCCTTGGCGAGCAGTTTAAAGCCAACGAGACGTACGAGTTTAGCTACTCGTACATGGGCTTGATAGCAGACCCCGCGCGCCCAGAACAGCCGCCCCGAGAACTCGAGACGGCAGTTGCCCCGTGGCAAAAGTTCACGACCACGGACGCCACGAGTGGCCTGACCGTGACGGTGCCGGCCGTCAGCGCGTTTATCACTCTCGTGTATATGCGCCACCCGGATCGCCCCGACACGATGTACCGCGTGCAGACGCTGATGGCGGGCAACGACACTGTTACGTGGGCGCCCACGGGCCCGCTGACTTGGGCGCACATGCAAACCGCGTGGCCTGTTGACCCAAACTGGGACAGGTTTGAACAGAAGTTTGTAACCGAAGCCGGCGAAGTACACGCGTTTGCGTTCCCTCAAGCAGGCGTGCTCAAGGGCGAATACCGCGTTGCAGTAGCCTCCGAAGACTCGGAAATGCTGTCGCACAACGTACCTTACGAAGGCGCAAAGTTTTTCGAGACACGTACAAAAGAGACAGTGCTTGTTGACTTTCAGAGCGAGTCGGTGGTCGACGTGCAGTTTAAAACAAATTGGCTGCCTGACGCCACCGTGGACCCGTACGTCAAAGTTAGCCTAAAGGACCCGGCTGACGGCGCCCTTTACGAGAATTCTTTATCCTACGCAGACCAAGAGTTTTCCCGCTCGTCCGACGGCTTGATCACTCACCGGTGCACCCTGCCGGACGGCGCTAGCTTCGCAGCAGGCGCCAAGTACAAATTGGTGCTGGAGCTTTTGCAGCAGGGCCAAGCGCAGGACAGCGTGCTTATTGAAGGTATAGTGTACACACCGGACTTCTTTACCGACCGCACGCCACAGGCGCTAACTGTTCAATTTACGAGCAGCACACAGGCTTCAGTCACCGGGAGAGTAGGCGCGGCGTGGGCAAGCGTACCGAACGGCACTTCGATTAAGTTCAAGTTTGAGGTCCGGTCTACTGTACCGGCGGGCACGATGTTTACGGCGCAGGCCCCTTGGACAGGCGGCGCCGTGAGCCCTTCGACCGGAACGACGGCGGTCACGCAGCAAGTCTTATTAACAACTCCGCACCTGTTTGCGCAGGGCTCAACCTACGAATTTGTAATTACGCCTGTCGTCAATGGGGAAGAACTTGTCGCGCAGCGGCTAGAAGCGGCCAAGACGTACGGTACGGCCGCGGCCCTCGCCCCGAGTATGGGCCCGTTGTGGGTGCTGCCTTTTCTGAAGGTATTTTATATTTTAAACCCTGTTAAAGATTTCTTAGGGCAAGTTGACAGCGTTCTTGAGCGCGCGTTTTCCGTGTTGAAGGAGACCGTCGATAAGGCAAGCGAGCGTAAAGCTGGTATCGAGGCAATGCTGAAGTTTTTCGACGACCTGCTCGAGAATGTGCGCAGCGCGTCTAACTCCGTGCAAGGCGCAGTCACGCGCCTGTTCTCGTTCAAGGCGTCTTTCAAGGCGGCTTTGAAACTCGGGCCCGTTTGTATATTGAAGTACGACGGTAAAGTCGGGAACCTTGGCGCGGCGTTGGCAGCCAACGACCAGTTTGCCACGTTAGTTGACCTTGGGGCTGACACAGAGATTTACGCCACCATCTACATCGCGCAGGGCTCCGGCCGTGCGTTCGTTAGTTCGTTGCTGGGAGGCTAGAAGTTTTGCCCGATACATCATCTGCACTTCCTTATTGGGTCTCATCAGAGCCTATCCAATGGCAACCGCTTAACAGCTCTTTCGCTACTTTGATGACCGCAACCGCAACTTTCGTGGCAGGAGCGATCGCCATAACCGATAACTCGCGCCTGGCTGCCGAAGCCGTTAACGCGCGGCTGCTTAGCTGGTACCAGTCTGAGATACAACCTCAAGTCGCCGCCGCACAAGACCTCGCGACCGCCGCGGCCAACTTTTTAGAGGACGTTTTCGCTTCTGGCCTACACTGGTACGTGATGCCGCCCAGTTTCGGCGGGTTCGGCGCCGTGGAAGACACGGTGCTGCCCGGGCTGTCCGATCCCACTATACCGGACGCGCCCCGCTTCTCCGAAGACATGTACGCTGGTGGTATCTTGGTGCTCCTGACTGGCCCGCCTTACGTTTTGTACGAAGTGTCCAGTTTGCTCATCAGCACACTTGCAGCGCGACCGGCCACTGCGCAGCGCGCGTTGCAGCAGCTCAGCACACAAAGCGCGGTCGCCGGCCCCGCCATGGCGGCGCTCACGGATTTGGCCGTACTCCCGCAGGCAGCGTGGAGCGACAGCACCACAACTTTTAAAAACATGTTCAACGCCACGCCGGTAGCACAGATTCTCAAGTCCGCATCCGAGTTCCCACAGAAATGGGTACAGAGCACCGAGGTCGAAGTGGCACGACTCGAGCCGGATGCGGTACGCGTGCGTACGCCGTTTACGCTGCAGTTATTTGGCCGGGGGTTCCTGGCTACGGACCGCGTCCGCATAAACAACGTTCTCTACACGCCGGCGGTTGCAGACGACGGTAGCGGTATGCAGGTTGAGCTGCCGGCGACCGCCTTGACTACTGCAGGGCAAACTCGGGTGGCGGTTGCGCGGGCAGGTGCCGACGCTGCGTGGCGCGACCTGACCGTAGAGCAGCCGCAAGTGCTCGAAACTTTAGCGGAGTTATCCGGCTCCGAGCTCTACGGCTGGCATCAATTTGATATATGGGCGCCTTTTTCGGGCCTAGACCCGTGGAAAGGCGTCGCGCAGTTAATACCGGGTGCCGCGCAGATCGCAAGCGCGGTAACCGCGACACTTGACGCCGTAGGCGATCCGGCAACCGGTGCCGCCGTAAATAATTTCGCCACGTCAGCGCTACGCGCCTCAAGCCGCTCAGTCACGAGCACTGCCACTCGTGCCCGAACCGACCTGCAGCGCCTGCAAAGCGGCATACAGCAGCTGTCAACCGCAACCGCCGCTCTCGGGGCTTCAGTCTTAGTCGTACCGCCAGTTTTAGGTGGCAACCACCAACTCGGATACGCTTTGCGCCAAGGGCTGAACGGCTACGCACTGAACACGCCCCTCGTCGATCCGGACGCAGCAGTCGCAGGCATGTTTATTTGCGCTGGCGACACTGACCGCGCGCGCGTCATCGCGGCGCTAAACCAAGTTTCCTCGGTCTTGCAAATGGTCCCCTGGTCCCCGCTCGCATAGGAGAAACGAAATGTTGAACATCCAGTACACCTCCCAGTACAACCAACCCGAGCACGTCAAAACGGCGATTTCGGAGCTGTTGCCCTTGGTGGACTTTAGGACACGCTTTGTTCTGAAAGCACCCGACGACCCGACGTTCCAGCCTGACCAAGACGACGACACCTTGCAGGTAATCAAACTAGACGCTGCGAGCGGCCAAACGACGCAGCTGCTGACCGACGGCGACGCTCAGTACGGCCGCCCTTACAAGTTCGGCGACGGCACCAGCCAAAAAGTGACACTACGCAACTGGAACTACGTGCTGCTGACCAACGAAATCCGCGGAGCCGATAATCAATATAGCTCGGTAAAAACGTGCTATATTAAAGACCGCGAAGTATTTGCCGGGTTGCGCGTAGCCGTCGGTTTAGCCGCATTTTAAGGGTGAAGCATGCACATTGATTTTTACGACGATTCCACCGGGGCGATGCTACGCGACATCTTTCGCGAAGTCGGCCCGGCCAACGTTCCCGCCTTCGTCAAGTCCGCGCAGTTGGTACCCAGCGAAGAGTTTCGCCGGGACCGCTTCATCTTTGCCGACGACGCCTTAAACAAGTTCGCCTGCGACACGCCGCAGGACACGTGGTTGTCCGGCGTGTACTTTCTTAAGCAGGCCTCAAGCATGGCACCCGAGGCCCGCGAACGAATCGGTCAGATGCTGTGGGACATGCACGAGGTTCACGGCTTGGACCCCAGCTATCTGAACGAGAAGCAGGCCGCCGTTTACGAGCAGCCGGAGTATTTGATCACCAGCGCCACCGCGCCTACTGATTACATTGACCTGAGCTTGCTGCCCGTGCACACCAAAGAAGCGGTAGAAATGTCAGCCCGCGCTTTCAGCCCCGAGATACTTCCGCCCGACGAAGTGGTCAACGCTGCAAAGTTTGCAAACACCCTAGTGTCCTTGTGCGAGGATTACAACCTGCCTGTACCGGGCAGCTTGGCGTGGTACTCACAGCCCGTCAAACGCTCGCACGTTATCGACTCGGTGCGCCAGCGCATCGGGTTCGTGCTGTCCGCCAACGACGCCTATGACCACCAAGCCGGCCTGCAGAAGGCAGCAGCAGCGCGCGGTGTCGACCTTCCGTACGCGCCGCTGCCGTACGAACGATTTGATCCCAAGGTGCTGCAGGCCTACGACGAGCTGCAAAAAGCGGCGTACACCGCAGACTTGGACCAAGAGTTCTGGCACATGTACTACACGCTAGACAAATTGGCTGGCTTGGAACAGCACCCAGGCATGGCACCCGTTTACACGATGGCCGGCCGCCCCGTGGTTGACGATATTTACGAAAATTCTATCAAGCTGGCGGGGGTGCAGGTTCTGCTGCACGAACTCCAGAAAATTGCTGACGACACGCTGACCGACATCGCCCCTGAGGCTGCCGCGCACAGGCACAACCCTGTTAAGTTTGCAACCGCGTTACGCGATCTGCATCCTACGCGGCAGCACGCCATCGTGGTGCAGCTGCGTGGTGTCTGAGGAAGAGGAGCTCACGCCTGCCCAGCAGGCTGAGCGCGAGGCAAAGGTTCGACGAATCGTTCAAGGCTTCAAGGTGTTTGCCGACATCGGTACCAACGCCAAAAGCCGCGGCGACTTGGTCCAGCGCCTAGCTTCCAACGTAGCTGCAAGGCACGTGCTAAACGCGCAACAGCACCCCGAGCAACAGCAGCCTGTTTTAAAGACAGCAAGCGAAGTGCTTGCAGATTGGGAACCGGTCGCGTTAGCCGCAGCGGTAGAGCACCATGCAGGACCTGATTGGACGGACTACGAGCCCGAGACGTTGGCGGACGTCACAGGGTTGTCTTCCGATTTAATCACCCGCGCGTTGTGCGCGCGGCACATTCTCCATTCAAATTCCCCGTTTACAGACTGGCATATTTTTGAGAAGATGGCGGTTGCGTGTAACGGGCGAACAATCGACTTCGAGCACGGACAAGAGCTTGAACCCCACGAGCTAGCTTGGGCGGTTGCGCAAATGCGGCTGATAGATCCGGTGTCAACGTTCAGCAACGAGGTTAGTAACTATGTTGCTTTCCTGCTTTGGTCCGCCGGAATGGTGCGCAGTCCGATAGGGTTGGAGTGTTGTGAGCCGCATTTGCTTAAATTACTTAGCGACCATGGGCACGCCGTCCGCAAGGATTACGAGGCCGGCCGCATCACGGACGCGACGGAACACCAAGACTGGCTTAGGCGCGTCTGTTCGCGCTACGTATCGCGCAAGTACGATAAGCTAACAAAGGAACTCGAGGCACTATGAGTTGGCTCCAGCCGCAACACGACGACATGACCGGCGATTACTTCTCCGGCGGTTCACAGGGTTTGCTGCAGCAGACGTTGATGGGCCAGTCTCAGTTCTTTAACTTTGAAGGGTTCTTTCTCCCTTCGACAGTTAAGGAACTTTTCAAGTACAGCGCGTACACGGTCCTGACTAGCTCGTCCGTAAATCCTGTTGTCGAGAAGATGGCGGAGTACCCTATCACGGACTTCGTTTTCCAGCCTTACGTGGATGAGGATTTAGACGAAAAGGACCAGCAAGCATTTCTGGACGCAAATAAAGCCCTCGTGGAGAAGTGGCAAGAGATAGCACGAGAACTACGCTTTAAAGAATTTGCGATGACCGCCGCCATGAACTACCAGACGTACGGTAATGCCTTTTCGGGCGTCTATCAGCCATTTGACCGGCACCTAGTGTGCAAGCTTTGTAAAAACGAGGAACGCGCCAAAACTGCCAAATGGGACTGGGATAAAGGTTCGCTGCAGTTCATCCTGACGTGCAGCGCGTGCGGCAAGAAAAAGGCGGCCGACGTGCACGATGTGATGGTGAGCGACTGGCGCCGCGTCAACCTTATTCCTTACTACCCTGGCCATTTTGACATCGACTACGACCCGTATTCGGGTGTCACGGAGTACTATTACACTATCCAAGAAAACGAGCTCGACAAAATTAAAAAGGGCGACCGCCTGCGCCTTATCCACACGCCGATAGACGTGATCGACGCTGCGCGACTCGCGCGCGGAGGCCGCGCAAAGACGCCGCGGGTCAAGTTTTACAAGAACAACGTGTACCACCTGCCTCGTGCGTCGTTCAACCTGCCTGGCACAGAGACGCCTTGGGGCATCCCAAATACGATCGCCGCGTTACGCGACATGTTCTATTTGAACATGATGAAGCGCGCCCAGCTCGCGTTGCTGCTTGAGCATATCGTGCCCTTGCAAATCATATTCCCTGCTGTTGACGTCGGCGTAAACACGACGATTCCGATTAACTTGAACGACTGGCGCAAGACTTACCAGAAGGAGCTAATCAAGTGGAAGCGCGACCCGCTTTACAAGATCCTGTCGCCTATCCCACTGTCTAGCACGCAGCTGGGCGGCCAGGGCAAGGCCCTGATGCTTTATCCGGAGATGGAGCAAACCGAAAACTCGATTGTAAACGCCCTGAACGCGCCGATCGAGTTTATTCGCGGCGGCTTGACTTACACCGGGTCCAGCGTGAGCCTGCGCATGTTAGAGAATTCGCTACTCAACCAAGTAGCAGGGCTCACGCGCATGTTTCAGTGGATCGTTAACAACATCTCTAACATCAGCGGCTTGAAGCGCGTGAAGGTTAGCTTCAAGAAGTTCAAGATGGCGGACGACATCCAAGGTAAGCAGTTGTTGACGACGCTTTATCAGCTTGGGCTAGTGTCCGGCGAGACGTTGCTACGGTCGCATGACCTTGACTACGAGTACGAGACCAAGACGCGTACGGCGGAGAACCTTGAAAAGGCGCTCACGGACGCCAAGGCGCAGGCGCAAGCTGCCACTAACTTGCAGGCGCTGCAGTCGATCCTAACTAACGCCCTTCCGCCGGAGACGACGATCGCCGCGCCGACCATCCCCGCCAACCAAGTCGAAATGCTGTTCGAGACGTTCCAGCGGATGCAGCCCGCTCAGGCACAGAAAGCGCTGCAGACACTCAGCGAACAGAGCCCTGAAGCTGCCCGCGCGCTGCAGACGCGGCTCAGTACTGACCCCGGCGCGGCAGCTAACCAAACAAAGCAGCTGATGACAATGGCGCCGGAGCAGCGCGACATGGCTTTGCAGGATCTCAGCCAGCAAAACCCGGTTATGGCGGCCATCGTCGAAAATATGATGGCGCAGTTTGGGCCGGCTACGGTCCAGCTGGGCCAGCAGCCGCAAGGTAACGGCAAGGTAGAGAAGGCGATGCCCGAGCAGCGCCCGCCCACCCGCGCAGGGGGAAGTCCGGTCTAACGCTTAGCGATAGAGGAACGTTAAAACGTCTAGCGCTTTAACAGGCACCACCGCGTCGTGGTACAGCACCGCGTTGTCGTTCACGATAAATTCCGTAGGTTGCACGATCCGAGCACCGTTTAAGGCAGCGATGACCGCACTCGGTTCAACGGGTGGCCGCCGCAACGAATAAACTAATGGTTTACCGCTCTCTGCTACGGTGACCTGGTGCGTCTCTAACGTCAACCGCGCGGCCAGCATCAGGCTCTTAAAAAACACGACCGTAACGCGGTCTGTTGGCAGCAACGGGAAAGGGCCGGCCCACGTCACTTGTCGATTACTGGGAAACTGCAAAAACGGGCTTCCCACGTACATCTCTCCACCGTACGTTTCGCCAGCAGAGACTACAACGAGCGACTTGCGAATATCGGCCGCTTTTTCGTTCAGGTCGAAAGTTGGAAACCCAGAGTAACCTGTAAATTCAGCAAACTTTACCGCGTCGGCCGCGGGCTGCTCTACAAATCCTAATAGGGAGAGCACGTCGCCTACGCCGATGTTTAGCGCGTCGTCCCAGGTCAACGCGCCTTGCGAGAGCGTGTACCCGGATCCCTGTACGTACACCAAGCCGTTGACTGATAGCAGCGACTTCTTTGACGGGTTGTCGATCGGCAACGGTCCGGTAAGCGGTGCGCTGAGCGCCCGCGTCGTAGTCCTGAACACCTGCCGGCCTAAGCGCCCCGTTTCATTTACTTTCTTGAAGTATGTCGAGTCTGCCAAGTGCGCAAACGTCACCAGCTCACCGTGACTCGCCTGCAGGGGTGTCAGCAGTGACACGTCGTCGCCCGCCACCGCGTAGTCCGAATCGACGAAGTAACGCAGCCCACGGAAGTACACGCGGCTGCTATGCGGTTGGGTGGCTTGTAAACTGAGACGGAAGTTATTAGGTGACGAGGGCTGTACAGGCACAGCTTCATAGTGTTGCAGCTCAGCGCCCTCCGCAGTACGGGCCAAGATGATTACTAGCCGGTCTGTGGGCTTTAACCCCCCGGATGCCCACTCCAAATAATTTTGCCGAATACGGAACGCCCCTGACGCGTTGCCGAAGAAGAATCCGTTAAGAAATACTTCCACATCGTAGCCCCGCGGCTCGGTTAGTAACTCAAACCTACGTTGGCCTACGTGTGTGATAGGCAAAACTTGCTTGTACCGGTGCTGTTGCTCCGCGCCTACGGCTTCAAATGTTAAGACCGTACCCACGGGCAGCACCCCGAGCTGCCATATCAGGGCTTTCTTTTCGATCCGAAAATCGGGTTCAAAATAGGTTTTACGGTTGATGACCACCGAACGAATGCTGCCCGCTGGCGGCTCTTGGGCAAGCCCGAAGCGCGTCTGGTGCAGCAGACCGACCGTCAGCACTTCACGCTGGGTCGGGTACGCCGTGGTTTCGTTGGCTATGACCGGAACCTCAAGAAACGAGGGCAGGTGGTTGCCTGAGCGGTTAATGCCGGACTCCGAAATATGGACGTCGCGTTCGTTAAAGCTCATGCTTACTCCACGTAGTTCGCGTCGCAGTACGTCACAAATGCTTTGGCGGGGTCGCTGATCGAAAAGGCGTTGTCCTGTGAGACGTAGGCCAACACCCGCACGTTACGCTGGTCTTTGACTAAGCACGCCCACGCCAAGAAGCCGGCACCGGGAGTACCGACGCCCAGCCCGAAGTCAACCGAACCATCAATACCAAACTGCGTCCCTTCGACTGGCAGCAGCCCCCGCGATTGCAAGGTTACGGGGTCATTAAACACGGTCTCCGGGTCGGCAGCGCCGAGCCCGAGCACCGCACCTTTAACGCCAGGAAGCTTTTCAGCAAGCGGCGCAAAGTAATTAGGGGAGCGGTTTGCAGCGCTGCTGTTACTCGCAATCACAAGGCCACGGTGCAACAGCTCAAACTGCTCGCCTCCCGCAATCGGTGCAAACGGGTGGCTGGCGTAAGCATACAGTATGCGCAGCTGGTCCGTAGGCGCAAGCGCTGCCGACCACAAAATGGCAAGCTGCAAATTAAACGAGCCGGCGTTTAAAATGTAGTAACCCTGCACCGGATCAAGCTGCCATTTTCCTTGTTGAGTGACAGGCAGCGCGGCAAAGTCCGCAGCGCTCAGCGTGAGATTGACCTGCACAAAGTTACGGTCCACCCCGGTTACTGTGGCAGGGTAAAGGTACCCGTCAAGGAATGCGCCCTGCACCGTCGCGGAGTTCGCCACGCGCACAAAGTTGTACACCCCGCGCAAGACTCTGCCCTCTGGCAGCGCAACGCCATATACTGGCCGCTCACCCAGCACCGTTGTACTGTGAAGCACGGCCTCTGCGAAATCCGTAACCGCGCGGTTTTCAGGTATGATGTTGCACACCCTACCCGCCATCAACAACTCGAGCCGCGCTTCGTCTCCGGCGGCTACCGCCGCGGTCAAAACTACGGAATGATTTGCACCGCCGAGCTGCACAGTCTTAATACCCAATACGGCATCGTCGGCCACCCGCACGACACTGCGCACGCCAATAACAGCAACTCCGCCGATTTCGGCCGGCACGCTTAGCAGCGACGTACCGTCCGCCACGGCCACGAGGTTGACAGTAAAAGCCCCGCACGCGTCCACCGGGCCTACCGGCCGCAGTTGCGCGGGTAAGCTGTTAAACGTGAAATTTTGCGCGGGCCCGGGTGTCGCAGCGTTCAACGGCGCCCCGTTCAGCGTCACTTCTAAAATCTGTGACGGAACGTTACTCAGGAACGCCTCAGGGCGCTGGGTGGCGGCAAAAGAGACCGAGATTAAGCCTGCGGCCTGGAACGTCGCAGCGGAAGCGTCCACCGTGCCGACTGCGCTTACAGCGTCCGCGCCAACCGTCCACGGTCCTGTGAGTTGTACGGGTTGCCCCGTCGATACCCACACCAGCTGCACTACCGGCTGCACGCCGCCGGCTCCGCCTAGGAAAAGGTTTGCACCCGACGGCGCATTAAGCGTCAGCGCGCGGGTACCGTCTTCAAAAGCAATCACCGGCCCCGTCGCGTCCAAGTTTGCCACAAAATTAGCGCCGACCCAGTAAACTGCCGACGCCGCCGACCAGTCACGCCGCGCACCGTCCGGCGCGCCGAACATGTGCGCACCCGCAAGCACCGTGCCTGCAAGAGCGTCGAGTTGTACAGGACGCTTGCTTCGGTACCAAGGCAACTGCGTAGCGGCCCCGAGCTTGTTCGGGTGCGCACCGCGCAGAATGGCCTGCAGCGCACGGCCGAAAGCAGCAGCGTGGTTTAACCCGTGCTGGCGCAGCACCGGCCCTGGCAACTCAACCTCGTCCATGTGAATAAAATTGTGCTGCTTACCGTCAGGTCTCGTAGCGGCTGCGCCGCCCGTTAAATTCGTGTCGGCAAACGGGGCCTGATTGAATCGGTACACCAGCGCCAAAGGCAGCGCATAGCTCTTACCGTCAGCTGCGTCGGCGTAGGAGCTGAAGAAGTGCCCATCAGCCGCCCGTGCGAATGTGCCGCCCCCAAGCCCCGTGATGTTGGGCTGGAGCATTAGCACCTGTGCGTCCGCGTACTGTACGCCCGGCACTACAACGAGGCGCGCGCGCGCGACGATGTAGCCCCCACCGGGCACTGCTTGGAAAAACTCGCCATTTACAGGCGGGGAAGGCTCTACCCGGCGATACAGCTCTACAAAGAGCAAGTCTAGCCGTCCGTCCGTAGTTGGTGCGTCGGGGAAGCTCACCGGCTGTTCTGGGATGTTATACTCAACACCATCCACCACCGCGACGTTTTGATGCAAGAGCAGATACTTCTGTACCAGAGCTGAGGTACTGACACGCACGGGGCGCACAAACCCTGACGGCAATGTCATATTTTGGACAACGATCGAGGTCCCGGACTGGGGATTGGAGTCCGTGGTCTGCGAGGCGAGCACCCACCTGACTACCTGTAACCCGGTAGCGCCGAACGGCACATCGCCGTAGGCCACCAAGATACCCGCTCCGGGAATGTACGCCAGCCCTGCCTCTACCTCGCCGGATGCCGGGTTAACCCAAATGTAGATGCGTTCGCCGATAATCGCGGGTACGTCGTAGGTAAATGTGTAGTCTGTTTTGGTCTCAATAACGGTGTAGGCTACGCCCTGCGGTGTCAGGTACCGCCGCAGGACCCGCACAGGGTGAACGGTCAAGGTCGGCCCAGAACCTTCAATATCTGACGCGCGCGCGACAACGAAGTTAAACTCGTCGCTATTACGTGCCACCACTTCGCCCTGCAGCACTTCACCCAGCACAGAGAAGGCGATCAGAGGCTTGTTAAATTCGGCATCGCCAAACCGCATGCCCGCTGTGTACAAGTCTTGCGCGTCCAGCGGGTTGTAGCTCGTGAGCAAGCGCGACACTTGCCGCTCATCAAACGACAAAGAGAGTTGCTGCAGGGCGGTCGCGCCCGCGGGCCAGCTAACCTTGGCAAGCACAATAAATCCGGTGGTCGGCTCGGCAATCAAGGTGATGTCGTTAGTGACCGCGGCGTCGAACGCTACGAATGCGTGCCCTGCCTGCGCGGAGATAAGCAATGTGTAAATAGGCGCGTCTAAGGGTGACGGCCGGGTTGCAGAGAAGGAAAAGGGGGACTGCAGCTGCCCAAATTGCACGACAACTTTTCGGCCCGGTGCACCGAACCCCAAATTGCGCCCGTCCTCAGTCCGCACAGTCATCGCGGTGACGTCAATACCGGTCTGCAACGTGTTTATGGTGACGTTACCGCCGTGAAATACGCCATACGATCCTACTTGCATGTTTTAGCCCTTTTCAGATGAAACGGATCTGCCAGTTCACCGAGAGGCGAAGCTGCTGGAATTTGTAAACTCCGGGAAACTTAAACCGGGCAAACAGAAGCCCCCCTGCAGACTTGAGGCCGACTTCCGTATACGTGTAGCCCGTACCGACGTCACGGGGCAGGGTGCTTGAAAACACGACGCTGTCTTCCTCGGCGGGATACCCGACAGGGCGAATGATGTTCGACGCGATGATCTCGTTATTCAGCGCGGTGTCTGTCCGCAGAGGCTCGGTCGTAGTACCATCTGCTTGCCCGACGCCCCACGCCACGGTCGCAATCGGCCCATCCGTTTCACCCGCGAGCGACCGCGCCATAATTTTCCGTGCGCTGTACGTGATCGTATTGAACCGGTGGTAAGAAACCACCTTACCGTGATCGGGGCTGGTAGGGTCGTCGATTGTCCCCTCAATTCCGACGATACCGAAGTAACCCGTGTCGACGTGCTCGATCTTTTTCAGGATCTCCGCCTCGGAGGGTGGTTTATCGTGCATGAACTTAAAGTCCTATATCGTGCAGAACGTCGCCCATCTCGGCCGCTATTCGTTTACGCAGCTGTAACAGCGTCTCTTCTAAGTCTTTACTAATCTGATTATAGCTCCGACCGATCTGTACGCCAAAGCCATTAACCCCAGGGACCAGTTCACCGTCTTCAATTACTGTTAGCTTACCTGTAATCGCTCGTTTGTTGTGCTCGGCGTCTTCAAAGTAGATTCCAAGGTACTGGCAAACCAGAACACCCTCTACCGCAGGCAGTTCCGCAAGCAGCTCCAGTATCTCCTTTGTGAGGGCTGCGGAGACGTACTGGTTCTCGGCCGAACCTGAAACGAGTTGCGCGTCGGCGGCCAGCGCCGCGACCGCGGAGAAGTCATCGTCGGTAGTATCGGTGCCAGTTTCGTACTGCCTGAAGTTAGGGGCGTCAAACGACCACGTGCCCGCGGCCAGCGCACGAAGTTGAAACTTGCTGAACTTTTCGTAACTTTTACGCTCCGCTTCCGTCACGCTGTTGGGGTCGCGCTCCAGCTTGTTCAAGTGCGTCTTCAGCTCAACGAGCTTCAGGAAAGGAATGGTAGCCATGTAACCCATTTTGCTCATGTGATCCGTCAACGCGCGCTTAATAATCCAAAAGGCATACGTTATCAACTTGTTCTTGCAGGTCAGGTCGAACGTTTTGATAGCCGTCATCATGCCGATGTTGGCCTCTTGCATGACGTCTTCCATCGCCACCCAATCTGGGTACGTGATACGGTTAACGAGCATCTTTATAAAAGAGCGGTGCCGCTTCAGCAGCGCCATCATCGCATCGCCATCTCCGGACTGCGCACGGCGGATGAGTTCAAGCTCGTCAGTCTTTTCTTTGCTCACTCTGGGCATTCGTCTTTATCCTGTACTGTACTGTAGGGTCATTCTGGTAAGACAACACGGCACGTCGGACTACTAATGAGTGAGTGTCGTGCAACTGCTTTGGCGCGCAGACCATCAGGATAGTTCTACTGAGATCAGTTAGGTCAAAATTCTCGGGCCGTTCCGCCGTGGCGGCTAACGCCTCAAACTCTAACCGGTTCTCATCAAAGGTTAAGCTGAAGTCACGGCAAAAGCAACCGTTTTCTGCAAGCAGAATTAACGATGTTTCAACAGCCACACAAAATTCTAAAAAGTTCATTGCTTTTTCTGCGCTCGCCTGCGCAAGCATTTCCTGTACGGCGGCAGTCGCCTGCGTTGTCAAGTCGCACTCGGAAACTTTTTCGGAAATCATCGCGCACCTTTCTGTAGAATTAGAATGTTTAGGTGATAACTATAATGAGCACCCAAGGAGGACACTATGGCAGTACAGAGAATGATTCGACCTGGCGTCGAAATTCAACAAGAGTTCGCATCCCAGACAGCTTCGCTGTCAGCGGCCCCGCTCCTCCCGACGGTAATCGTTGGGGTGAACGTGCAGTCCGTCGCCGGAGCGTCTGCTGGTGATTATACTGGTACCAGCTTGGTTTTTGCATACCCAAATTTGGAATTTGGCGCAGTCGTCGACCTTAGCTCGGTCGCGGTCACGTTGAAGAACGTAAAGCTGCGCGTTTTGGCTCGCGCCACCGTCGACACGACTTTCACGAACGACGTTGCCACCAGCAGCTCAAGTAACTTCCTGACGGCCAACGTTGCGCCCGACGACTTGTTTATTGCCACTTCTGGTAGCATCTCGTACACCGCTAAGGTGCTGGCGGTCGTGTCCGCGACAGAATTGAAACTCGATCGGTACCTGCCATTCGCGACCGCTTCGTTTAAGATCCTGCGCGCTTCGTCCGACCTGCAGGTGGCCGCCGCGAACGTTACGGCCGACACCTCGACGGTCACGGTTGCCGCGAGCTTGGCGGTCGGCGGGTTGCCGATTGACGCCGGCAACGTCTTCGTGTCGTTTGACGCCGTGCGCACCTTGACGCAGAACACGCTGACCGAAATTACAACGGCCGCCGAGATTACCGGTAAGCTGGGCGCTCCGTCGCTGAAGAACAAGTTGGCGCTCGGGGTACAGTGCGCGAAGGGCAACACGATCACGCCTGTTTACGCCCTCGCAATCGCCAACGAGTCGCCCGCCGCGTATTTGGAAGCTTTCGACTTTTTGACCAACAGCCAGGCCGGTACGGACGGCATTTACACTATTGTTGCCTTGACGCAGGACACCACTGTTGCCTCGATGCTCAAGCAGCACGTTGAGCAGATGGCCGACCCGGTGCGGTCTAAGTTCCGTACGGCCATCGTCAACTTGCCGCATCCGACCGAAGCCACCGTTATTCAGCAGACCGAAGTAGGCAGCTTGACACGGGCGTCTGGCTTCGTTACGTTGGCCCACCCGACGGCCAGCTTTAGCGGCGTCGTGAACGTCGGCGATTACGTGACGGTCTCGGCGCGTACGACTACTGCGCCGCTGACGGCCAATGCGGCCCGTGCCGGCGTGTACCGGGTGTTGGCGGTTCAAAGCAACGGCGTGTTGCAGTTGGACAGCCAGTTTTACACGGGCGGCAACGGCAACTACGTTACGGGCGCAGCGATCGCAGCCGATTTCGCAGCAGACTCGGTGGACTTCAAAATTATTCGCGTACTGGATAAAGCCGGCCAAGCGCAAGCGATCGCTGAGACCGCTTCCTCCTTCGGTAACCGCCGCATCATCTACGTGACCAACGCCACCTGCACGCTGACAATCGGCACAGCAGACGTACAAGTCCCTGGCTACTATTTGGCAGCCGCCATCGCGGGCATGTCGTCCGGCAACCAGCCGCATCAAGGCTTCACCAACCTTGGCCTGAGCGGTGTCAAAGCCGTGCAATTTGGCAACACCTACTTTAAAGAAGACCAGATGGGTCTGATTGCGGGCTCTGGCGGGTTCTTGGTGGAGCAGCGCTCGCCGACTGCGCTTCCGACTGCGTTCTACCAGACCACCACGGACACCAGCCGCTTGGAGACCAAGGAATACTCGATCACCAAGACTGTTGACTACTTCTGCATCGGGCTCAAAGCGCAGCTGCAGCGCCAGATTGGCATCGCAAACGTGTACGCCGGGACTCTGGCGGCGTTGGCGAACGCGGTCGAAGCGTGGCACACGTACTTGAAGGACCGCTCATTCCCCTTGATCGGTTCGCCGTTGCTCGACGCCAAGCTGTCCTCAGTCGTGCAAGATCCACTGCAACGCGACACGGTTATCATCGTGGATGACATCACTGTTCCGACCCCCCTGAACCGCGTCCGCGTGCGCGTACGTGTAGCCATCTAAGAGGTGACCAATGGCGGATAAAATTAGCGATCTCCTTAAACGTCTCGACGCGCTGTACCCTGTCGTTAAGAACACGGACGACCTCAACCCTTGGGATAAAATGGTTCAGTTCGAGGACGACGCAAATAAAGTGGCGTCGGGCGACACCACGATTGCGTTTTCGGGGCCGCCTATCTTCAGAAAGGGCGGCAACACGACGATAGACATTGCGACGTGGGAGCAATTCTTGGTTCCCATCGGGGCGCTCCAAGGCTTCTCGGACAACTCGACTAACAACGTCGTGCCGTTTCCGGAAATCGGAAGCCGCCTGAAGCGCGCTGCGCGCGGCCAAGCCAGCTATCAGCTTAGCATCCAGCGGGTACTCACCTACCACTCTAACATTATGCACGCGTGTTACGCGTGGTTGAAGAACATGACAAACACGGCGGGCGGAGTTGATCTCCACCGGTTCCCTAGCGAAAAGAAGCGGCCAACAGACTCCGGGTCAACGTCCCCCCATTTCACCACGTTCGAATCCGAGTTGTTTGGGGTGCCGTTCGGGCTGCTGCTGGCGACGCTGACCGCTGACGGCACCGTTATGTGTCAAGAGTATTACGAGCGCTGCTACCTCTTAAACCACGGCAAGCAAGTGGGGGCAGGCCAGCCTATGATCCAAGAGGCGGTCAGTATAATGGCGAGCCGCAAGGTGCCAGCCGACGATCTGACACTCTCGATGGAGGCTACCGCGCTAAGCACCTACAACTGGCCAGATCCGGACGCGGGCACCACGACCACCGCTATATAACGGGTAATTTATCTTGGCTAGCAGCCTGCACACTATCCTTGGGCAGTTGTTGGGATACACCGCCACCACCGGTAAGCCCGCAGCCGCCCAAGACAAAGACTACGTCGGTACACCGGAGACGCCTCTACTTCTGGCGTCTCCGGATCATACATTCATTTGCGCCGGGCCACCGCTTCTCCGCCTAGTGCCAGCTTATGCGCCCGTTCCGATCGGCCTCATCAGCGGCTTTGTTGAAACCAACCAGCGCCCCAGTATGGCGGTTACGGAGTTCGGCGCAAACTACCGGCAAACTCTCAGTGGCGTGGCGTCGCACAGCTTGACGCTGCAGCGCGTGATCGGCCTTTACGCAAACTTAGTTGGCGCGCTTTACGCGTGGCTCCCAAAAGACGTCGTTTTTGACTTGGAGCCGAATGTAGCCGGCGCGCAAGCTGGCCAAAAGGTTAGCTTCACCAGCGACTTGCTGCACGTGCCCTTTGGTTTGTATGTATGCCAGACAACCGAAGCACTAGAGTTTATCAGCGCGACCTACTACGAGAATTGTCTCATTTCAGGCCGCGGCCGGGCGATTACCGCCGGCGAAGCGGTTATTACCGAGAATGTGCAGTTGGCTTTTGAGCGCGACCTCCCCGCACAAAACCTTCTAACAAAACTTGGTACCCACGCGTTTAACTTCCCTGCCACCGCCGGCCCGCACGCGCCTAGCGCCCCGGAGGATTTCGCGGCGGCGGCACCACCGGTCCTGCTTGCCCCCCGTTCAGGCGCGCCGCCGAACCCGTAGGCTTACTGGTAGTAGCCAGTGATTGGATCTTTTTGTCCAGGTGCACGTGGAGCTGCTGGAGCAGGTTGTTCGTCGGTGGTGGGGGCAGCAAATGCGCCCGTATTTTCCTTAGAAAATTCATCGCTTAACCTCGCAAACATCGCGTCAAAGTCTTCGCCCTCCCAGTTCTGAAAGAATACGTCTTTGCGATCAGGGAAGGCGAAGTCGGTAGGGATTGGCAGGAAGTTAATCACGTTACCGTGATCGACCTCGTTGACCGTCAGCAGCTGCCGAACCGCCGAACGATAACGCTCACTAAGTTGAACGCCTGTAACGCGCCAGAACGTGTTAGGTGGAACCATCTCAACGATTACGTCTTCGGGCGTTATAATTGTCCAGTTTGATGTCCACATATTAGAGTTTGCGCTTTCCTTGACACGGTTGTCCATCAAGTTAGACCCCTTTGCCGTCAGCGCCTGCTTTGCGAGGTATATAGGGGACGGACGGTAGTAGCCACCCTCCATACCGGTGCCGAAACACAGTTTACACTCGATGCCCATGTCGCCTAGCGGCGCCACCGTGCTCGTGCAGCGCGGGCAAGGCGGCCCCGACCGCCTCCGTGTGTAGAGAAACGCCGGTACGCCGTCGAACTTGGCGAGTTTAAACCGTTCGCGTTTCTGCAACCGCAGGACGTCATTGTTCGGCGCGTTAAGCAAGCTCACCATGTTAGACCTTACTTCACTGCCGTCCGGCGCGGTGTAGCTGCAGTAATAGTACAGGGACTTGTACTTCGATTGGTTGTTAATCGCGTCAACATGCGCCAGCTTGTCGGCATGCTGTAGCACAGGCTCAAAGCCGCCCGCAGCCGACTCAGAACGCCACAGCGTAAACCGAACTGGGAATAGGATGTTCTCTGAAAACGACCAGCGCAGTGCAATTCGGTCGAAAGCGACAAATAAGGTTTCCAGCTTAAACGCGGACATACTTAGAGTAACCACAACGGCGAGCTAACGCCCGCGCCACCCAGCGCCTGCGCGATGTTGATCTGTGTCTTGAGCCGGTCCATGCGCAAGTCCAGCTTTGCGCGAACGTTCTCCGCGATCTGCATCAGCGGCTGCCACTGTTCGTGGATGGGCACCTCTAAGCCGGCGTCAGAGGCAGAGAACTGGTTGCGTGCATGCCACATGTAAAGCTGCTGCAACGACTCGTACACCGCGGCATCTAACAACATATACCGGTCAGGGAAGTCGTACGCTGAATAGTTTGAGACAAACGGCGGGCGCAGGTTAAAGTCGTTCATCGCGCGCAAAATGTTCTCAAGGTACTCTTGGTCCGTTAAGTCTTGGGCAATAATTTCGTTAAATTTTGGAAGGTCACGCAACCGCGCGCGTACCATCGGCACATGCACTGCTACGTTGGGCGCCCCGTTCAGGATGTCTTCTTCCATACCCATAATAGACCCCCATAAAAATAAACCGCCAGCCTTCGCCAGCGGTTCAGGCACCTATGCTTAACGCCGTTTACGCTTCGAGCCGTGGGCTTCAGTTTCAGTCTCGGTTTCGGGCTTTGGCGCCGAGTCATCGGCTGCCGCCGGGGTGTCCGGTTGTGCGTCAGGCTCGGCTTCCTCAATCGAGGGGGTAGTAGGCACAGTGAAGGCGTCCGGCACCGTCTCCTCCACGGGACGGGCAGGCGCGATGACGCCGCCGTTCAGGGGAGCTTGCGCTTCTGCGTGGATTTCTGCTATCATACCTGCGTCCAGCAGCCGGTGTCCGCCACCATTAAACCATTTGGTGTAACGCACCTGTTCCACGTTGCGCATTTCGCCTGGTGGAATATGTGTGAAGGCCACTACCGCCGTTGCATCTTGCATGTTATTCTTGATGATCACGAACATCGTTTCTCCTACTGATTGGGGGTGAGCCGGTAACTATGCGAGCATTGTTTAGCACGAACGGCTTTCCGGCTGTTAACCGAAAAGCCGCTCGCTCATCCCGTTCACTACCGATGTTAGGCCAAGGTTTGCTTGATAGGACCACGAGGATTGAGGATATTACGGGCGACGATTTCACGGGTGTTAGTCCGCAAGATGCCGTCACGGAACTCCAAGAACTGCTCGGCGTCGGCCAACATGTAGGCCACGCCCAAGAACCGCTGCGGCGGCAAGTAGTACAAGATGTTCTCGGGGATGACGTCCTCGTTGTTGGTCAGAACCCACTTGAGGCCGAACCACGACTTGTACTTGAACTGCTCGCCCTTAGGCCCGAATTCGATGATGGGCTCCATCACCAAGCTGCCGACTTCGGCGGAGTTCCACTTCAGGACGTCGTGGTACGTGATTTCGTTCGTCATCACGAGTTCCATGTCCAAGCGGTTACGCGACATCGCCTTCTTGGCGTCGGCAATGATGTCCTTGGTCAGCGGCGCAGCGGTAGCCAACGCGTTGGTGGCCGCAAATCGCGCCACACAGCGCTCAATCGCTTCGACCAGCGAGATGTCTTCGACGACCAGAATGTCGTTATGTGCAATGCTTTCCAGGTAACTTCTGATGGGGAAGCTGTTGGCCAGCAACTGCATCTCGGTCAAAGTGATCATTTTGGTCTTGATGGGCTTGAAGTAAACCCGCGCCAAACGCGACCGGAACCACACTTCCTTCGACGGCTGCATGAAGTCAACGGCCGTGGCGAGGTACTCGCCAAACCGTGGCTCAACCGGCACCAGGGTCGAAGGAACGTCCGGGTTCCGCTCGTCGGGCTGCAACTCGGCGTTGCTGATCGGGCGGTAGGCCAAAACACGACGCGAGATACCGTCCTCGCGGAGGATAGACAGAATCAATTCTTCTTTAATGACGCTGGCCAACTTGCTGATGGTTTCAGCGTTTCCGGACTTCAACCGAGCCACGAAGCCTTCGTTAACGGCTTGCGTCTCAGCAAAACTCATAGGGTGATCCATTTTCGGCGACCTCTCTTACGTGAATTACAAGGTGATGCGGCACTGAACCGAGGTGGTTCCAGTGACAGCACTAGGGGCTTCCACATATCCGATGACCCGGTCACCGACAACCGTACCGAAGTCAGCAGGGCACAATTTACCGTTAAGCACAGTCAGCGACCGGCCGGCGGTGTAGCTCGCGAGCGTGACAGCCGCGCCACCGTGCGTACCAATGAACAGCGCTTCGACCGGCCACACCGCAAGGATAGAACCGAACAGGCCCGTCGGGGCGTCGGTCAGTTCGGAGCCGGGGAACTCGTCCGCGATGACGGGCTGCTGAATGATGACTTCAGCATTACCGGTGAAGACCAAGTACGTGGAGCGCTTGGCGTCCGCCGCCTGCTCAAACTTGCCAGGGGCCGCAACCGACGGCGCAAGGAAGAAGCCGTCGTGGACGATGTCGGCCGCCACCGCGCCTGCCACCAAGGGGCAAGGAACGCGGGCGTACACGCCGCCTTGCATTTCAAATTTGTTGTCTTGGAACGTTTTGCGCAGGCTACCCGGCGCGCCGAAAGAAATGTTTGCCATTTTAATCTCCTCTAAGCCGAGTGAATTATCACCCTGTAACGCAAAACTTACCGATTGAGCTGGGAAAGACAGAAATCATCGAAACTGGTACCGCGGCCAGCGTTAAAGCCCCCGTCCGCCCCTGCGACGTCAGAAATTACTTCACCTAGCCGTGCAGACTTGGCGTGCGCCGGTGCAATCCGCTGCACGGTCTGCGCGAGCACGTCCGAAGCTTCGGGGCTACCGTAGAATACAGCGGCATACTTATCAATCTCATCTGTAGCGATCGCACCGGACGCGCAAAGCTCGTTCGCTCTTTTGAGCGCTTCGTCGCGCTTTGGGATGTCCGCTAGGATCGCTGCAGCTTTCTCAAGGCTAGTTAGCGCCTCTTGTATACGAGCAATTTTAGGGTCCATGTTCTGCGCGCCCTCCTGCGGTTTTAAGCCTTCTGCTTGATGAATTTGATTCATAATCGTGCCGGATCCAACCAGTGTAGCGGTGTCGGTACTGAAGTTCTTGACCTTTTTACCTAGCTCGCCGCCTACGCCGGGCACGGCGACACCGTGCAGGGTATGGGCATAAGCACTTGGGTTACGCCCGTGCTCCGTCAGTACTTTTGCCAAGTCTAGGTCGGAGTGTGAGTGTTCCCTTATCAAGTTATCTAAACTTTGCCGCAAGCTTGCACCGTGCTGCTGCAGCTTCGCGTCGCTAGAGCCCTCGTAGTGTTGTAGAGTGTCTTTAATGCGCTTTATGTGCTCAGGTTCCAGCTTTATGTCTTCTTTACGTGCGTGACCAAGCCAGTTGCCCACCGTGTAATCAACTTTTTCCCCGGCACGGGCTGCGGTCTCACCCCACTTTGCAGGGCTCAGTGCACTGGGAACGTTAAGCGCCGGGTTTCCTGTCGCCTTTCGTAGGGCCCACTGCGCGGGCCTGTGCGTCAGGTAATCCGCCGCCCCCAGTACAAGACTGGAGTTGCGGGGGTTTACCAGCAAGCTATGAAGTTCGGAGTTGATAGGCGTGGGCATAGCGCGTGCAGTCTGTGGCTACTGCGGGTTCTGCAAAGCGTTTACATAACTGGCATACTGCAGGTTTTTGTAAATGTTTACCAAAGCCGCAGTTTTATACGCTTCTTGCTGCGCGCCCACCAACTCCGGTAGCTCCAGCTCCAACGTTTCTCTTGCTGTCTTTAAAATATCTTGTGCTTCTTTAAGGAGCGCGTCGCGCTCCGACAGCCATTTCGACATTCTATACCTGCCCGTACGCCGCAAGCGTCTCGTAATACGCCTGGTCAAATGCCAACTTCTCCTGCTCTGCCTGCAGGATCTGCGCGTATTCAGGATCCAGTGCAGCTAGCTTCGCTGTGTGCTCGTTAAACGCGGCGTCGAACAGCGCCTCTGTCTGCTCCGCTTCGTAAACGGCCGCCTGCTTAAGCAGCTCCTGCTCGTAAGCTTGATGTTGCAGTTGTGCGTAGATACTCATTTCGTACTCCTGTTGGTTATGACGGGGACGGGTTTAAGCGATGCCATACTGCGCCAGCGTAGCGCGGTAGGCCTCGTCGAAGGCTATTTTCTGCTGCTCAACCTGCAGCATCTCCGCATAGCTAGGGTCAAGCGCAGCCAGCTTTGCCGTGTGCTCGTCGAACGCGGCGTCAAACAGGTCGGCGTAAGCCGTCTCCGCGGCGCTTTTTTGCACGTACGCGGCCCAAAATGCGTTCTCAGTAAGCGCGTCTTCTACGGACTTCATTTTTAGAAACCTCCAAACTGATTAAAACCGCGGGCCCCCATCTGTTGTTGCACGTGCAGGACGGCATCCTCAAAGCCTTGGTTAAAGGCCGCCTTCTCTTGTTCCGCCGCCAATAGCTGAGCGTAGCTAGGATCGAGGCTTGCCAGCTTTGCAGTGTGCAGCTCAAAAACTTCGTTGAACAGGTCAGCTTCTGCTTGCGCTTCACCTGCTTGCTTGAGCGGCTCCGGTGCGGTGGTTCCAAAAACGTTTTGCCGCGCCATGTCGGCAAGGAACAAAGACGTCGCTTCCGCAGCGGCCAGTTTGCGCAGGTCTTCAGGCAGCGCCTCGAGGCCCGCAAGGAGATCAAACTCGGTGCTAGCGGACTTTTTCTCGTCCTCTTCTCCGCCCTTTTCCTTGGCCCGGCGCATGCGCTCTCTGAAAGCGTTGTCTCGCTCCGTCTTTTCGTCCTTGGAATGTTCTTTATCTTTATCTTTGTCTTTCTCGTCTTTTTTGTCGCTGTCTGCCGCCAGCTTCACACCTTCTTCAGTAAGCTGGCTAATCAGACTCTGTATAAATTCGTTGCTGGCCATTAAAGCATCCTCCTCAGTAGGCACTTAAATTATACGCGCGGGTGCACTTCGTCGTGTAAGCCGTAGAATTTGCGCGCTGTACGCCGCACTAAACTTGTTGCGGCGTCCGCAATCGGCCGCATCAGCACGCCGTCGATAACGCCGCCCATACTACCACCAAGTAAAGACGTGCCGCCGGCACCGCGCGGATTACTCATGAGCCCGTACGCGACGTTGTTGAGTGAGTTACGCGCCATATCGGCTTTGTGCGCGTCGAAGTATGCCGCAGTCGCACGTGCGTGCTGCTGCACGTCTTCCATTACGGCCCCGTGCTTGATTAGCTGGTACGCCTCGAACGGCCGCATTAAAAGTCTCCAAAGCTCGTGGTGTAGGCGCTGTGCAGCTGCGCCGCACCGTAGCCAAATTCGCCGCTAGCTTTCTTGTGAATTCCGTGGTACACCGCCAAGTACGGAAGCAGCCCCGCGTCTAGGTTAACGCGTAAGTTTGCCGCTTTAATTATAGGCGCGCGCATGCGCCGCGGAGTGACGAACGGTTCTATGTACGAACGTTTCTCTGCAAATGGCCGAACTAGGTTCATTACACGCTCTACGTTCGCAAAACTTTTACGCGCAAACTTAATTTGCGCGTTTTGCGCAATTTCATCCCGCCAGCCATCAACGGGCGGAACGTACACCACAGCTTGGTCCAGTTCGTACGCGAGTTTTGGTGTGAGCGCATCCGAACCGAACGTAACGTAGTACAGTTCTGAGGGGCGCAAGCACATACCGAGTTTAGCCAAACCGGCGGTCACTTCGTCTAAACTAAACTGCCTCAGCTTGTCCAGGACGGGCGGCGGCAGTACCGGCTCGTTTTGGTACAGGGTTTGAAACTCGTCCAAGACCACATCCAGCGGGAGATCCGGTCCCTGTTTCTCAATCTTCGCCGATTTTGCCACCGGGTTGCTCGCGAGAGTACGCGTGTCTAAGCGCGCCTGATCACGCGCCACCTTCATGATTGAAAGGGCCTCCGGCGCAGCGGGACTCTCGACGCAAGACTCGTCGAAGAAATGCGGGAAGTCATTTATCATGCAGACCGGCGTACCGTCTTCTTTAATTTGCCGCAAGCTGTACGCGCTGGTACCGGGCTTGATGTGTACGCAATACTGCGCGCGGGTGGGCGCAAGGTTTTGGCAAATGCTGCACCGGTCAAACGGCACGCGCGCTGCCATCGAGGTCCCGATCGTTGCCCCGTTATCTAGCCTGTCTGCCCACTTTTTACCTTTGGTGCGGTCAATCCAGATTAGGTTCTCTACGCGGTGCATCCGGTTGTTCCAAAACGTGTTCTGGATTCCGCCGATTGCCAACCGGGGATCCGTATTACGATGCTCCTCAAACACATGGCCTTTAAGAAAGGTCTTGTAGCCCCAGCCTGGACGGATACGAGCTTTGAACTTATCGAAGAAGCTCATAGCTGTGTCTGCCGGCGGAAGCCCGAGCAGCGCTTTCTCCGGGAACGCGTCGCCGTTGTTGTTGACGCCCCAAAATTCGCTCGCGCCCAAGCCGATTACCAAGGCGTACACCCTGCCCGGTACGGCTTTTACGTTGTGGCACTCCGCTAAAGCTTCTTCCGCCGCCGCAGTCTTAACTTGGTGCTGCCCAACGGAGCGCCGGTCGTCGACCTCTAAGCCACGAGACGTTTGCGCCAGTTTAACTACGCGCGACTCACCTGTGTTCAACGAGTGGTCGTCACCGAGCGCGATGTGCTTCTCAAGGTGGGGCGGGTGTTGCATTTTCATATTAGAGATTTAGGTCTTTTTTGTAGTTATGGTGCAGCATAGCAGCAGCTGCCTCACCCACAACCGGCGCGAAGGGCCCAGTGGGGAGCGCCAATGTGGAGGTCCCAAGCGACGTCAAGTATGGGTGCTTAACGACAAAAGGAAGCTCGCCAGACCGCCCTTGCGCTTTCTCGCGGTCAGCGTAATGCGAACGCGCGGTGTAGTGCAATACAGGCGCGGCGCCATACATTGCACCCGCAGCGGCAAACGGGCCGCCCACCAGCGAGGCGGGTATTCCCAGTGCGTAACGGGTAGCGTACGGGTGGTTTAAGGCGAAAGACTCGACTTTATCCTGAAAAGAAGGTTCCGTAGCCGTAGGCGAGGAGGCTTCAGCCGGGACAACCGCCGTCTCGGCCGCAATCTTAGCCATCGCAAATTGGTACCCTGCAGCGTACGCTGCGTCTAGCCGCTGGTTGTACATTTGACCCGTCCTTTCGGTTGCTGAGCTCATTTTCTGTAAAGCAAACGGGTCTGTCGCGCCGTACGCCTGCTCTACCGCCTTGCGCTTGTTATCGACGTCGTTGTGCCCCTTCATGGCGCCCGCGCCCAAGCCCACAAGTCCGCCAGCGCCGGCCATACCGAGCGTGCCGCGGAACCCCGCGTTGTGCTTACGGAGCAAGATACCTGTACCTATGCCCACCGCGCTACCTACGGCGCCGCCCTCTAAAATACCTTTCGCGTAGTGCGGCGTGGGATTTATGACCACGTCAGTAGGGTCGTCCTCGTGACGCGCGAATGAAAACTGGCTCGCGGCCTTAAGGCCCGTGTTTTGCGTTTGCAAGCTGCTTACGGCTAAAGATCCAAGAGTGTGCACCGCGTCGCCTCCTAAGGTTGCACGAGCCAGCGGTAGGCCGGCTCGTGCGCTGTGCCGTTTTACTTATCTATTGCTAGATCAGCCCCATCTGCCGCAACGCGAATTGCTGGCCCAGATAGGCGGCGGCCTTAACTTCGTCGCCCGCGGGCTGCATCATCTGATGTACACCGTAACCGAGCCCGCCAGCCGCCGCGACTCCCAGACCGGCGATGCCAGCGCGCTCCAAACGGCTCCGATTATGCCACAAGGCGTCAGCGGCCTGCGAACCGAGACTGCGAACCGCGGGCGTATGGCTCTGTGGGCCCGGTACTTTTTTGTTTGCTTCTTGGCGGATTTCAAGCATGTCTTGCAGCACCTGCTGCTTTTCTTGCTCCTTTAGAAACGCGTCTTGGCGCTGCTGTAAACTCTTGGGGCTAACCGGCTGCCGCTTAATTACATTGCCATTCGCGTCGTACTGCCCGCGTTCAGGCGCACTCAGGTTCTCTTTCATTTTGTTAATTGCGAATTGGCGCTGTTCTTCGGTCAGCGCCTGCTTGTTCATCATGTAAACGTACTCGGCGAACTTGATCGCTTCGTCCACCACAGCGGCGGCCTTCACGTCAGCCTGCATCTGCATCGAGGGCGAAGAGCCAGGGGCAGGAGTCGAGTAGCCGGCTCCGGCGTCAGCCGAACCCGAGATCAGCGCCATAGCCTGCATGTTAGCGCGGTTTTGTGCCAAGGCGGACGACGTTGCCTCGACAGCGTCGCTGTCCATGTGCCCGCTGTTCACGCCCATGCCCACTTGCCCTGGAATCAAGGCATCAGACGCCTGCTTCGACAGCAGGTCTACGTACAGATCGTAAGGGGTTGTCATTTTGTAGCTTCCTCCACAGTCAGCTTTGTATGTGCAATCACGTCACCAGAGAGATTATCGAACCGTGATCAAATTGCACATTTTGGGGCCCTTTTAAATTGAGTAAAAGTGTAAATCCGGAGCGTACTGGTCATAACAAAGGCGAAACAAGCTTCGATCCGACATCCGCGGCCTGCAGCAGTGGCATGAAGGGCGCAGAACGCGTTTTTGTCATAGACTCTTGCGTGCGCACCAGTTCCATATACGTTGTGTGGTCGACGCCGTCGTAGTTCAACATGCGTTTAATTAAGGAGCCGGCGACGATGTGGTCTTTTGCGACGTCCGGCGCGGCGCGGGAGATGGACACGAAAAGCTCGCGCACGCGGCTTGGCTCTTCGCGCGCCAGTTCAGGGTAGCGCTGCAGCATGTCCTTGTAGGCGGAGTTTAACTGCATCTGCGAAACACTCGCCGCACCGCCTAACATAGCACCTGCCGCTGCAGTTGCGGTGCCCAACGCCATCAACCCGTGCCCGGGCATAAAAGCGCTCCGCGCGTTAGCCGGCAAAGACCTCGGAAAGTTACGGTTCAGGAGCATACCTGCACCGGCAAGGAGCCCGCCGCCTATACCGCCTGTAAGGAGGCTTGGAATAGCCGCCGAGACTGGCGACGCGTAAGCGGTAATCGGAGCGTGTGTTACGCTGGGCAACTGACGGTCGTTATACATCTGCGCTCACTCCATTCTTTGCCGCCCGTATTGCGGCGTTAATTTTTGCAAGTTTTGCTTGGGCCTCACCCGTCGTCTGCGCTAGCGCCACCAACTTCGCGCTCGCGGCCTTCATGTGTTCAAAATCTCTCAGCGCCTGCGGCACCAACATCGCGATCGTCTGCCCGACCATTTCTTGCCGCTGGCTAGCCGCCTTCTCCAACACCGCCTCCAGCATCGACGCGACGGGGCCGCCGCACGCGTTCAATAGCTGCTGAAATTCAGCGGTCTTCTCCAAGCCCAACCGTTTGATCAAGTGCGCTTGGTGGCTCATCTTTTCCATTCCCAGACGAATTTCAGTGAGGCCAGTTTGGATCGCCGCCTCGCACGCAACCTTATCTCGGTGCAGCTGCTGCTGTACGGCTCGGGTGTAGTCCACGGACGTAATGTTTTCAGTAGTAACGGACGCTGTCTTGGACCGCAGCTCTTCGCCTTCTCCTCGCGCCACCTTCACGGGCAGCGCCGCGGGTACTGACCGAGTAGCCAGCTTGGCTTGTGCCAGCTTGACAGCGGCAGCGTCTGCAATTGCAGGCTCGTCGTGACGGTCGAGCTGCATCGCGGTCTTAAAACTATGCCGGTTGACGCACGCAGTTAGCGCGTCAGTCACCTTCGGGCTGTAGCCGTGGTCGGAGGCGTATTTCGCAACCAGCTCGTTTATGTCGCCGCCAGACGATCGGTGATTCTCGACGATGCACTGCGCGTCGGCCATGAGCTGAGGCTTAATATCCGGCATAGTTAAAGACCTCGTTTCAGAAGGGGTCTTTTGAATTATGCGCCTTACCAGCCGCGGTTCTTTGTGCTGATCCTTTTGGTGTCAACGATGGGCGCGTTGATGATCTCCGCGCGGTCTACGTCGTCTTCTGCGTACTTAGCGATGCCTTTTTGGCGCATGTGCTTGTAAATAATCTGCGCCAGACTGTTATACACTTGGTGCACGCTCTCTGAATCGACTTCAAACACCATATCTTCGCGCGTGTTACCTTCCTCGTCAGCACGAAACACCACGACTACTTCGTTATCGGAGCAGACGAACTTTTCGATCGCTGTATAAGGAATCACTTCTCCGCGGAAGCGCAAACCATTGTGACCCAGTTCGGGCGGAAGGTCGTGGCCGACGATCGGCAACGCAAACGTAGAGAGATCCATTGGACTTGCCATTTGACCTTTACTCCTTATAAAAGACGTGTTAGGATGACCCTTGCCAGTATACGCAGCAGCGAGAAGCGAATGTCAACTAGCGATGATGCTTCAAAGACGGTTGTTACGACAGACCGTATGCGGATTGCGGAAGGTAATTTTTACCTAAAAGGTAAACCTTTTTCGCTTAACCAGCACCCGCCGTTCCGCGCTATATACCAAATTCAAGCGCCGAAGCTGGTTATATGCAGTGGGAGACAAGTTGGGAAGACCGGAGTAGGCAGCGCGCTCGTTGGCTCTTGGAACGGCTTACCTAAACGGCTGGACCAGATGCAAATAGGCGACCGGGTGATTGCTATGTCCCCACGCCACGCTTTAGTTGAGGGCGTTGTAACTGGCACCGTAGCGTCCGGCGATAAGCTCTGCGTACGCATCACGACGCGTATGGGCCACGTATTGGACGTCGCGCTGACCCACCCGATTCGCAGACTGCGGGACTATTTGCCGGCCGGTAAAATTTCCGTCGGCGATCGCATAGCCGCAGTCCGCAAGGGCGGCAGCTTTACAGGTAGCAGTGAATTTACCGATGCAGACGTGAAGCTGCTGGGTTACGGCTTAGGCGATGGGCATTTCACAAGGAATACAATTAGTTTTGTAAATACCAAACCGTCCGTTCTGGCGGACTTTGAAAGCGCGGCCGAAGCATTAGGCGGCAGCTGTAAACGGTACCCGAAAAAGGGTACGCCTGCTACAGACATACGTGTTCGCGTGACGCCTGCCATTACGCGGTTAATTGCGGACTGCGGCTTAGCGGAAACACGCTCAGCCACCAAATTCGTTCCTGACGCTGTTTTCGACTTGAGCCGCGAAAAGACAGCCCTTTTTATTAACCGGCTGTGGTCCTGCGACGGCACAGTCAAGCAAAACCGCCCTGGCCAGTACGACATAAGCTACTGTTCTATTTCAGAGCGCCTTGTGCGCGGGCTTCAGGCGCTTCTCTGGAAATTTGGTGTACCGACCTCGTGCCGCACAAAAATTCCGCCTACCTACGAGGGCACTGATAAGAAAGCCTACATTTTGCGTGTCGAGACACAAGAGGGCGTGCGACGTTTCCTGACAGAGATCGGGGCGCTTGGAAAAAGCGAAAACGTACCGTTACCGGCAGTTAACAGCAACAATAATCGCGACACTGTCCCGCAAGAAGTTCAGCTGTTGCTCGACAACATTTTTACGCGCACCGACGCGAAGCGGCTCACCGCAAACCGTGGCCACCACACCACAAAAGGCGTACGGCCTACCGATCAAGGTTTGCGCCGTAAGCTCAAGTACCCACCCACTCCTGATAAGCTACTCGCGTACGTAGCGTTTTTCACAGAGCTAGGTCTCACAGACGACCCGGACGTAGAGCTATTGCGCGACATCGCGACTGGCGACGTGGTTTGGGACGAGGTCGTCTCGGTCAAACCTATCGGCTCGCACCCTTGTTTCGACATTGAAGTTGCCGAATACCATAATTACGTGCTGAACGGCGTGGTTACTCATAACAGCACGTTGGCGAGCACTTTCACGGTCGCTGACGCAGTGGGTAACCCGTTTTGGGAGTCTTTAACCGTCCACCCATCCCTCGCGCAGTCGCGTCGATTCTCTAACATGCGTATTGCGCCCATTATTGACCAATCCCCCGCCATAAAAAAATACTTTTTCGACACCACGTGCAGGCACAACACGTCCGAGCGCAGCCTCAAGAACAACGCCGTGATGTATTTCGGCGCGATGAGCCAGATGGAGAACCTTCGTGGTTTGTCCGCCAACTCGGTAAACGAGGACGAGGTGCAGGACATGGTAGGCGAAGAACTGGCGATCGTGGAAGAGGTCATGTCCGGTCAGCACTCCTCGAAGCGCTTTGTTGTACGGACAGGCACAGCAAAAACTGTCGGTAACATTCTGGAATCGACATTCCGCGAATCTACGATGAACGAATGGATCGTGCCTTGTCCCTCCGGGCACTGGAATATCCCTTCCGTAGAGAACATTGGCCCGCACGGCTTCATCTGCAAAAAATGTAAAAGCCTCTGTGACGTACGCCAAGGGAAATGGCGCGCTATGCGGAAGGCAGAGGATGTTGCGTGGGTGGGCTTCCGTATTCCTCAGATAATCTTGCCCACGCACACCGAAGACCCTGGTGCGTGGAAAGAAATAAACCACAAGCTGCACCACACTGACCCAGTGCAGTTCTCTAATGAAGTCATGGGGCACGCTGCGGGCTCGGGTATCAGCATCCTGACTGAGGACCACTTAAAAGCCTGCTGCCAGCCGGAATACGATATGATCGAGGACTACATCCCCACAAACGACCGCTACTACGCAGTATTTGCGACCATCGACTGGGGCCTCACCGCACGCAAGTCTTTCACTGTCGTAGGGGTGTGGGGCATCGCAGAGGACCACCGGATCAGACTGATTTACGCTAAGCGCTACCAAGAAACGGACGTGCTGAAACAAGTGGAAGACATCGGGCACATCTGTTTACGGTTTGCTGTGGATATGGTCTGCGCGGACTGGGGCGCGGGCATTACACAGAGCAGGTTGTTAGAGCAGCAGTTGAACCGCTCGGTGAACCGTATGATGTACGTCAGCGAGCAGCACGAGTTGATTCGGTGGGACCCGCGCGGCGAGGTGTACAAGGTCAACCGCACGCAGGCCATGACTGAGACTTTCGTAAAGATGCGCATGGGGAATTTTCATTTCCCGCGCTGGCCGGAATTTCAGAAGTTTGCAAAAGACATTCTTGTCGTATACGAGGAGCCACTGGACGACAGAAACTCGAACGATAAAATAAAATACGACCATCCGGAGGATAAGCCTGACGACTTCACGCACGTGTGCGTCGGCGCTGTTCTAGCTGTGCACCTACTCACAGGGCAAGTCCGCAGCCGCTAGCTAGGTGTCGATAAACCACTCCCAGTCGCAATCTGCGCACACGGCCACGTAGGCAGACATGCCAGTTTCAGCGTCCGTTTCTGGAAACTCAAACAAGTCTACGCTCCCACATTCCGGGCAGCAGAGGCGGTCTTTTTTGATCATTGGACGGCAGGCGCTCCAAACTACGAACTAAACGGGCTCCCGCATCAGTTATCTACCCTGCACGTAGATAATTTCTACAGGTTTTACGGGCCCATACTTATACACGGGAGTCAGCTAAATGCAAGAAGCCGAGCGCCGAATCGCAACTGGTGCATATTTTGCCAAGGTTGCGGCGCGTATAAAGACCGCGAGCGGCGGGCCTATGGGATTCGCTTGGATAGGCGACGCGCCAGAAATTGGCCGCGCGTACCCTAACGAAAAGCTCGAAGCTGACTTTCAAATGCAGCACCCAATTATGTCCACTCTGCACCCCGGCGTGTACGGCGGCGCAGCTGTAGGCGGATTGGCGGGCTACGCCGCCCGTGGGCTACCTGGCGCAGCGGCTGGCGCGTCAATAGGCTTGCTCGCTGGCTCGCTTGGCGAAGGTGCGTTGCGGTACAGGCATTTGATGAACGCGCGCGAGCGCATGCTGGCGGGTAAAAATCCGGTCGACCCTAATTTGTCGCTGGACCAGTTCGGAAAGCACGCTAGCTTAGAGATGATCTCGGTCGTACCTTCTATGGGTGGGCACTTTGCCGACCATCGACTTGAGCAAGACTACGTTATGAAGCACCCTACAACGTCTACGCTGCACCCCGGTATTTATCTGGGCGCCGCGGGCGGTGCTGCGCTAGGCGCGCTTCGCGGGCACGCGGCCACCGGCTTGCTACTCGGCGGGTCCGCCGGCATGCTGGCTGAAGGGGTGATGCGCGCGAATTACTTACTTGACGCTCGGCGTAAACTGCTGGCCAAGCAAAACCCCGTCGACACTCGGTTTTCTTTTAGCCAGTTTTAATGGGCGCATGCACAACTTCGATTTTCTCGAGTTCGATCCCAACCTCGTGCTGCCGACTGCACCGCCGAAGAGTAGCTACATTCGGTCGTTAGACACGTTTGTGGCGCTGACGCAGCGCTTTGCGGATGAGTGGAAGCTGGATGTGGTCCAGGATACTGAGGCGGCCGAACAGTTAAAGGTCGGCTACTACCCGGACAAAGCTTCGTTTGAGCCGTACGTCACGCATGGATTTTACGAGCGGTTACCCGCCGCGCACGGGTTGACTTTTCCTTATACACGTGACGGGACCGTCACCATGCTCGTTATTAGCGAGATGTTGAACGAAACCGAGTTAGCCCAAGACACTCGTACTTACCTCTATGGGCAAGGCTACAACTTTTATAGCCGTCAGGGGATATTTGGCGTCCACCGACTGCGCGGCAAGGGTCGTCGCGAGGTAGTGCTCACCGATAACGAGCTAGAGGTGTGTCGCACACCGAACGCTGTCGCCGTACAAGAGCTATGCGATTACTCCTTGAATTTGCTGGACCGCCGGGCCAAGCATATCGTGCTGCTAAGCGACAACCGAAACTGGTTAACGAAAATGATGAAGCTCAGCAAACTAGGCTTTGATATTTCGGTCGATAGCCAGCACGTACTGGAGTACGTTGCCAAGCAAATCAGTGACTTGGCGTTGTCGGGTATTTCTGAGGCTAAGCTGGCGCGTAAAGCAGCGAAACTCCTGCGCTGCCTAACCGAGGTAGAGCAGACCGCCGTAGTTTCGGCTGTTGCCAAGTTCACCGGCGTAAGGGTGCCGACAGCCCTCGTGCGCGTCGATCGGCCCGACTACATCTCGGAGACGGCGTACTACGAGCAGGTAAAGTCGGTGCTGTTCACAGAAATTACCCACGCTACGTTGACGCGCGACGTGGTGCTTCTAGGGTTAAAATCGGGCGCTGAGCAGCGGCTGCCGATTCAACCGAGCGCCGTGGCTGCCGTTATCTGCCCGCTGTTCGACGTGAAAGAGGACTTGGTTCAATGGTCCTATAACTACTTTAACGGGATACCGAAATCAGTCAGCGAGGCTGGCCCGAGCCGCTGGGCGCATAACTTAGCCATTGCGGAGCTGATACTGTCTATTTTAACCCGTCACGCAGATATTTTGGAGTAACAAATGTCGGCATATAAAATGTATTTAGAGACGCAAAAGTCTGCGAATATGCTTTCCACGATCGGCAACGCGCACACCACCGTGATGAACCCTGCAATGGCTGGCGGCGTCATAAACGCGCTCGGTTCAGGGCTTAAGAGCCTTGGTGGGTTTATTAAGGGTAAAACGACGGCTGGCGCGCGGCATGCTACCGGTAATTTTTTAGAGCGCGCAGGTAAAGGCTCCGAAAAATTGGGCGAGTACACTTCCGATGTGGCGCACGGTATCCTGAACGCCGGCCCCGGAATCGAATACGACGCGTCGAAGCTGCCGTCGTTGATGGGTTTTGAGCAACGCATCGGGACAGGTAAAAAAACAAAACTTACGGCGCAGCGCGGGCTTCTGTGGGCGGGCGGCGCCGTAGGTGCCGGAGAGGCCGCGGGCGCGCTGATGAAAGCTTTCAAGGGGCCCGAAAAGCAGGCCCGGGAAGACGCGGCGGCGCTGATCGCGTTCTGGGAGAATTCTGTATGAGTATGTTCAGGGTGTTTCAATTGCAGCTGCGCAACATGGCGGCAGCGGCAGACAAATTCTTGCGGATGTCGCGCGAATCTTATCACGCCAACTTGGCGCTGATCGACGTGCTTAGCGAAAAGCGCTACGAGTATTTCGGGCTAGGCGAGGACATTCTGAGCAAGTCGCCGGAAGTAATCACCGAGAACGGAAAGCTGAGCGTAGCGCTTACCGCCCCAGGGCCCGGTACCGTAGTATTTCACACACGCACTGCGGCTTATGCGGTCTTGAACACCCGTGTGCTGCTGGAAGGAAAAGGCGTCTCATGGCAGTTAAAGAAGACCTACGGCGCCTCAGCTGCGCAGCCGCCGGTGTTCTTCTCTAGCGGTCAGCTTCCGTTGCTGTCGGACAACATACAGCTAATCGTAGCCATACAGCCCGGTGGCGAGTTTACCGCTGCGGCTGTGCTGCAAGAAATCACCATGCTGTAGGGGCAGCGCTATAATTACTAAGAGCGCGCCCGAGCGGAGGTTGGCATGGCAATTCGCGTAAAGCAGATCATTTTTGATGAAGACATCAATATCTCTGGCTTTAATTTGACGGGCCTGCGCCGGTTCATTTTTACAGAGCTGCCCGACGGTACAAGCCCGCTTCCGAACGAGATTTTATACGCAGACGACACGTTGAAAGTGGATCGGCTGCTGGTTGTATCCCGGCTGCAAGCAGGCGCTGGGAATACGGCGTTGTTCATCCGCCGCGCAATCGAGGCCGTGCTGGATACCCGAAACGTCACGTGGGCGTATGACTCCGCAAATCGAGTAACGCAGCTGCAGGAGCGCGACGGAGCCAACCCCGTCAAAACGTTGAGCTTCACGTATGACAGTTTGAACCGTGTCGCGACCGCAACCGAAATCACACTTGCCGGTACGCTTATTAGCACTTACACTTACGTAGGCGCTAGTTTTGACATCGCCACAGTAACTAGGACGGTCAGTTAGCATGAGCGATCAACTTGTAGCACTTCTAAACCTGCGCCAGCGTATTTCGACGCTTGGTTCCGGTGGCGGCGGAGGTGGCGGTGACGTCACAGTCGCCCAATTCAACGCGCTGCGAAATGCCGTGGCGCAGTTGGACCTACTCACGCCGCGCGTGAAAATCCACCCGATTCAAACCGCGACGGAAGGGCAGACCGTGTTCACGCTCCCGGACCCGTTCTCAGTTAGCACCGGGCAGCTCTTCGTTTACTCCGGCGGGGTTCTAGTCGATACCTACACCCTCACTTCACCCACTGAAATTACGTTCACCTCTGGGCGAGAGGACGGGGAGAAGATACGCGTCGTCGAAGTGCAGCTGGGCTCAGATACCGGTACCACTGTGGTTGACGGTATAACTGCAACGGGCTCTGTAACGTCCGCGGACTTTGAGGCGCTTGTAGCCGCTGTCGCGCTGTTGGATCGGCTCACTGCCCGCGTCAAGACATTCTCGTTCTCAGCTACTGCTGGGCAGACCGTCTTCACCTTGCCCGAGACATACGAAGTCGGCCAGAACGCGTTACTGGTTTTTTCAGGCGGCGTGCTAGTGGACACTTACACTGAGACGTCCCCCGCACAAATTACATTCACTTCTGCCAGGGAGCTAGGGGAAAATATCCAGATTATAAAGGTGCAGCTTGGCGCTGCGGCCGGCGTAACCGTCGTCGACGGGTTTACGCTCGGGCCTGCAATTACAGCCGAGACGCCTACTGGGCTCATAACCAGCACCGACGGCACAAATGGTAATGGTACGTTTACTGTCGCCTTCCCTGTGGACGCGGCGATTACTCCGCGCGTGCTGGTCAGCGGCCTAGAGCTTTCGCCTGTAATGTTCTCGCGTACTGGGCAGACGTTCGTCGTTAACGCCCCGTATAAGCCTGTAATCGGCGAAACCGTCAGCATTCTCTACAAACGGAGTTCGTAACGTGAACAAGAACAACCTGCTGTTTTACTTAGGTCAGTTTTCGAGAATGGGTGACGTCGCCGGCGGTATTTCTGCAGTGCTAGGCGTGTGCGATCAATTCGACGTCATTGTGGCGCGGCGACAGTTGGCGCCCGAGGAATCGAAAGCCATGCGGTCTGTGATCGCCGGGTGGCGGATTAGCAATCCTGCCAGCAAGTTCTTCGCATACACCTCTTTGGGTGCCTCGCTCGATCTAGCTGCTTGGGTGGCGGAGGTGGAAGCCAACATGGCAGAGTTTGGTACTGCACTGACCGGCATCTTTATTGATAACTTCGGCTTCGACTCAGCGCTTAGCACCCGTACAAACCAGAACGCCGCTGTTGAGTTTTGTCACGACCGCGGACTCGCTGTGTTCGTACGCGCCAAGAACGTGATTGATGTATTTGACACGATTAGCAGCCCGATTACGCCGGCGATCGGTCGGTTGCCTACGATCAAAGACGCCGTGCTGTTGACCGACTTTTACCAGATTAACTCAAGTGACCACGCGCCCGCCTCAGAGCCGCAAGCCAGCGTCATCGGTAGGCTGCAGTTTAGCTTGCAAGCTCGGACCGACCGCAGCGCGTGGCCCAATACGAATTTGAACCTAGAGTTCGGCGCAATTATCGGTGCGGGGCTGCTCAGTGAGATCGACCTTCGGAATGTATGGGTGCCGGCGGCTAACGCCACTCAGCAGTATAAAGTGGAGTATCTGGGCGTCGTTCCTTCGGATGAAAGCGCGAGCACGAATAAGTTTTTCATCCGCAACATCGCTAACCAGTTTGTCTACGCCCCACCTGCGCCCTAAAGCTCGAAGCGCAGGTTGTCCCAAGCCCGTTTCAGCTCGCGACGCGTTAGCTGTTGGCCCTCAACCGGTCTTACCAGTTTGCGCTGCTGAAACCGGGCCAGTTCAGTTTTAAATACTTCTAACCGTGCCTGCTTACCGCTTTTCTGCTGCTCGCCGTCTTCAATCTGGGATTGTAGCGCGCGCAAGATAACGCCTTCGGGGATCATATCCGCACGGCGCTTACGGGCTAACGCCGCGGCAGAGCGGCAGTCTTCACAGATTAAAAGCCACTTCTTTCCGCGTGCGGCAGCGCCTTTACGGCGGTCGAACCAACCCTTACAGCGCGTGCACATACCTAAGTTGCCCGTTCCTGGCTCAGCAACTCGGTGGGCCGGCCGTTTGCGTCTAGGCATCGTCTGCCCCTGGTACATTTATGCGCTGAATGATTCGTGCAGCGTTGGCGCGGATCAAGAGCAGAATCTTTTTAATGACCAAAGGGTCTTGCCGTACGCGGAAGGCAGGGATCGTCAACACCTGTAAATTCAACGTGCACTCGAACAGGTCGTCATACTCCTCAGTTAGTACCGGGCCGTTCAAATCAGGGTACCCTACGTACTGAAGGTTAAAAGCTTGCTGTATGTCTAGGCGGCTAGCGATGAGCGCGCCGCGTATGCGCTGAGCCAGCAGGGTCGCGCGTAACGAATCGCGGTCAAGCACCTGAATTTGGTAGATCAAGGTTTCGCGCACGGCCCGTCGGTCGTCTTGCGGGGCGTCTGCACCCGCCATCTTGACGGCGTCTCGCATCGCATGGGTCTCTGCCTGCGCGCGCCCAAACTTTACGACGATTAAAGGCCGCTTATCCCGAGCGGCCATTTCGTTGCGCCGAAGGTCTTTTGCAATCAGCACCGCGGAGCGCTCCGGATCCTCGGGGAAATAAATAAAATCGTCATCAGTCATGAACCGGTGCTCGATCACGCTGAGGATGCCACTCTGCACGAGAAGCGGCAGAAACTCGTAATTGGTTGAGGCGATTGCGCTCAGGTGCGACATCAAGGTCGCAACGGACGCCTGCGCAAACTCGTTAGGGTCGTTGTTTATTGCAAGCGGGTCGTTGCCGTTAGGGTCGGGGTAACCTGCGAATGGCTCGATCGACATTAGTACTTACCATCTTTCCCTTGCCCGAAATACTGACCGTGCACGTAAGCGGGCACGGGATTAAACGTATCCCGAATCTGCGTGCGCGCCCCCGTCGCGGCGTTTTGGCGGAAGGTCTGGTTGACGAATCGGAACGCTAGGTTAGCCATCCAGTCGTCCTTATGGAGGGCGGCGCGCTCGGTTCCGAGCATAATCGGTTTAACTATTAAACTGTTCTGCTTGAACACTGGAACGTGCGAGATGTTCTGGTCCTTCAACTGCTTAACTGTTGCGGGGGTCAAAACCGTATACGGCGAAGCAGTACCGGTTTCGTGTGCAAGGATTCGGCCTTCAGCTTTCCCTAACTCCACCGTGTCATGAGCGGTGGGTAAATGCTGCTGGATGCTATTCCAGTGCACAACTTCCCCAGGCACGTAGTCGTGCGTTCCCGGGTGAATAACTTGGCCCAAGTTCAAGATACCGCGCGTCACAACTTCGGTAACACGTGAATTGCTACGGATACCCGCATCGGCATATATCTGCCGAAGCCTTGACGCGAAAAATTCGCGGCCCGCTTCCATGCCTTTGTGCTCAACCACGTCTACAGGGTTTATCTCGCCGTGAGATAAGGGGTCACCCTTCGCAACCCGCTGCCCAGGCTTGACTGTAACATCCAAGCCCGGTGCGACATAGTGCTTAATGTTTTTCACTGTCACGTTGAGCCCACCTGCCGCAGCTGGCTCGACGTGCGTAACCTCGCCCGACACGTGCGCGAGCGTCGCTGCACCTGCAAACATCTTCGGCGCGTGCATAAATTGAAGGATGGTCTGGAGCGGAGATTTGCTTGCGCCCACGACGCCACCAGCGTGCTTTTGGTTCAAGGCGAGCTGGGTCAAAGGCGCGGTCAAGCCTTGCGCGGCCTTCAAGCCGACGTGCTCACCCACTGGCGGCAGCCGCCCTTCTTCGTTCAGACCGGTGCATACTGCGCACACGCCTTTTGGCGCGGTGCAGAACAACGGACTGCGTATCTTTACGACGGTGCGCTGCTTCGCCAACCGCTCCCGCATCACGTTGGTGATAATGTCATTCCGGTGCCCGACGCCCGGTACGTCCTCAGCCAACGCCCGACCAATCAAGTCCGGGCTGTTCGCGGGCAGCTCGCGGCCGTGCGTAGTCTTACAGTCGTGGTCGGTTACCACCATATCCATGTGAATGGTGTTCAACTCTTTAGCGAACGCGCCCGGATCACGTACAGCGGTGTAGGTGTTGACCAAGCCGCGTCTAGCGCCTTGCGCGTGCACATAGAAGTCGATAGGGCTCATTCCCTCACTGAAGCTTCGTTGCGCGATTACCGGCAGCAGGTGATTGCTAGTATCGAGGTTTAGTCCCACCATCCCCAGCATCTGCCTGCCCATCGACGTGTCACCGCGTGCACCGGACTTGATCCAGCTAGTCAAATTATTCGGCCGGCTCTCGATCGCTGCTTTGATGCCGTTGTTTACGTGCTCTTCCACTTTTGCAAACAGCTCTAACTTTTTCTGCTGGAACGGTAAGCTGCGGTTCAATTCTGGATTAAGCGCAGCCTCGTGGCGCAGACGCAGCAGCTGCGGCATGTGCGACTTAAACGCGGCGTCGCGAAGGTCTGTATGAGGTTTCAGGTCGTTGATGCTGAAGCTCGAGCCCGACTCCAACGCGATCTGGTTACCGACGTCACGAAGATTTTGCACAACTGTCCCGTACTGCTTCGGGTGATGCTCGGCGATTGTTTGCAAAAGCTTACTTGTACCACCCTTATCCAACGGCCCCTGCAACGCAACGTCCGGCGGTAGCGCGCCTTGAATAAGAAGCTGCCCAATGGTAGTGGTCGACATGCTCGCTCCTATTGTCGCTGCGGGGCGTGAAGGGGGCGCCGTAAAAGGTCCGTCAGTTGGTTATTCAACCGTGTTTTCTTATTCGCTACCGTGTACGTCCACTCGTCTACCGTGGCCCCTGCGGCCGGATTACGAAACATGCCAAATATCTTCGGCTGCACGCTCACGTAGCGGTTCACATGCACTTCGGGCACCGGAGAGCCCGCCCGAATGCCTCGTGCTTCTGCCTGCTGCGTCACCTCGGGGTTGAAGTTAGGGTCGAGGGTTACGTGCAAAGTAGTTCCTGGAAGGTTGAGGCCCTCCGTGCCCGCAGAGTTAATCACCATGACTCGCTTCTTGCCCTTCATATAATCGTCAATGTGTTGCAGCCGTTCGGCCTTGCCCTGGTGCGTCTGCCCGACAAACACCCCCGGCTCGTAACCGTGGTGCTTCAGGCCCGCCACCGCGGCGTCTACTCCGCCGGTCACAAGATTCGTGTAAACAATCGCTTTGTTATTCGGGTCGGCTTTAAGGTGCGAGTCTACGTCCTTCAACGCGCGCTGCAGCTTGGGTGTTGCTAGCGCGCCTGACAAGGCGTCATGCCGGGCGTCCATCGTATGCACGCTGTTCGCCACTTGGCGCGCGCGAATGATCTTTGCCAGCATACTCCGTGCTTCGCTCGAGCTAACAGGAACGTTATTGCGAACCTTGGCCGCAATCGCTGGTGAAACATTTGCCATTGCGTAGTCGTATAATTCTTTTTGGTGGGCGCTCATCTCTACTGGAATATTGTGCACGATTTTGCGCGGCATGTTTGTTGCCACCGCCTCTACGGGGACGTAATGAAGATGCTTATCAAGTTCCTCTTTAAGGTAGCGCATGTTTTTAAGCGCTGGCTCCACGGTCCGGACGCCCATGCCAAACGCAGCAAACGGCCCGTGCGTTTCTACGCGTTGCCCCACGTACATACGATCAAACTGTTTGGGCGTACCAAGCTTATGTTTGCCATCTGTCACGATGTCGACAAGCGGGACGATGTCGTGGGGGTGATTCATGACCGGGGAGCCCGAAAGCGCAATAAAATTCTTCACCTTTCGCCGCGCTTCGCGCATCGCGGAAAAATTAAGCGACTGATCATTACGCCCCTTATGCGCCTCGTCCCAAATAATCGTGTCCGCTTGGGTCTTGGCGACATATGCGTGCGGATCCTTTCGGAACAACTCGTTGCTTACAACGTAGTAGTGCGCGTTCGGAAGTTCTTGGTCAATCTGAAGGCTGCCTTTTTCATTCTTCGGCCCGAATTTAAGGGCCTTACTCGTAGTGAATTTGTTTACGCCTTGTTCTATGAAATTTTCCCGCAGGCTCGACGGCACGACGACAAGCGCGCGCTTCGCTTTACCCGAATCCCGCAAGTGCTCAAAGATGGCGGCGGAACTCAGCGTCTTACCGGTTCCGACCCCGTGCGCGAGCAAGATTGAGCCGTTGTTAGCGACCGCACGGTCTACAGCATCGCGCTGGTGCGGCTGCAGGGTCACGTCTGGCCGCAGCGCGCCCATTTTGGCGAGATAGCACTGGTACGGTGTCATGTACATACGCTAATTATCACCTGAAAATAAAAGCCACTCCCGGAAAGTTTCCGGAAGTGGCGACCAGTACTGTTAGAGGGTTAGCCGCACTTAGAGAAGCCGCAACTGAGGTCAGAACACTTGCAGCAGCCTTCCTCAAACTTTAAGGCACTGCCGCAATCTGGGCACTCAGGACTCTCACCAAAAATGGTGACAGCCTCATCAACATAAACTTGCTCGGTCGACAAGCTTAAATTGCTGAACGACAACTCCGTTTGCAACGCGTCAAGAGCTTCTGAGCCGGCGCCTTGGAAGAACGCGGGAGCAGCTTTGAGCGCCTTGCCCAGACCGTCCGGGATGCTCAAGACTTTGTTCGGCCCCAAGCCCGCTTGGTCTGCGCTACGGATACCGATCAGCGTCCGTGCTACGTCATCCACCGGCGCCCCGTGCTGCAACGCCATGGACGCCAAGCGCCCAATGGCCTCAGCCAAGCTGTGGATCGTACCACCGGAGCGGCCAATCGTGAGCAGCACCTCGCGAAGACCAAGCTCGTCGTAGTTGAAGGTGGTCAACATTTTCCCGTTACCGGTGTGGATCACGCTGGTGAAGCCCGCCAACGTCTCGGGACGCGGGCGCGGCGTACCACCCCTAGTCGCCGTAGGCACCGTGGCTTCCAACTGCGCAGCTTCGGCTAGCTCCTTGCTGGACTTTGTACCGGTGGTAAGCGGTTGGAACGAACGCGAACCGTCGCGGTATACGGTGATGCCTTTGCACCCCAGAGACAACGCCATGTCGTACGCGTCAAGCACGTCTGCTACTGTGGCGGTGGCAGGCAGGTTAATCGTCTTAGACGTGGCCGAGTCGTTAAACCCTTGCAAAATCGCCTGCATCTTAACGTGCGCGTCAGGGCGTATGTCACCGGCGGTAACAAACACCTCGCACAGCTCAGTTAGCTCTTCTTTGCCGAGCCAGTAGTCTAGCGCGCCCGCAGCTGCAGCCGCGTCTACCGAGCCTTGATGCCGCGCCACGATCTCAAGAATCTCATCGCGTTCAGCTTCGTTAAACGCCGAGAGCGCCGCTACAAACTCTGGATCGCCGTCGCGCATCTCCAAGCCAGCCTGGAAACGCGAAAAGACTAAGCCAAACAACGGCTCGCAGCCGCCAGTTGTGTCGTGAAACACCGACAACGTCCCTGTTGGCGCAATCGTCGTGGTCGTCGAGTTGCGAATACCGGTTTCGGTAACTCGGGTTTGGCACTCGACGTAAGTGTCCATGATATGGTGCCAAATCGGTTCCAGCGCTCTTACGGCGTTATCGGAAGCCGTCTGCGCCTTTTCAATTCGACGCGCCAGCAGGTCTTGGTGGAACGCAACCGACTCGTCCCAATTATTTACAAAATAGGGATAGGCGCCGCGCTCAGTCGCCAAGTCGATAGACGCGCGCTTGGCCTCGGCGTCGATAAACGCGTACAGCGCAGCAGCTGTGTTGCGGCCTTCTCTTGAATCGTACGCAAGCCGCAGTTTGAACAACGCCCGTGCAAGGCCCATAATACCGAGCCCGAGCTTACGGGTAGTCATAGCGATCTCTTTAATTTGTGGAACTTTCGGAACGTACGCGTTGGCTTCTACCACGTTGTCCATAAACCGAATACTCAGATGAACGGCCGCGCGCAAACCTGACCAGTCAATAATCGCGTCGGGCCCGGAGCCAATAACGAACTGGTCCAACGTGATTGAACCTAAGTTGCACGACTCGTAAGGAATCAAAGGCTGTTCCCCGCAGTTCGCAGACAGTATCCCGTCGTGCTCACCGCAGGCGACAAAGTACCGGTGCGTGTCGTCTACGGTCCCGTTGTACACGTCCGCAAGCTCGCCTGTTCTTACAACTTTTACAACTTTGTGGTTTACAACAGCCTGGTCTTTTTCAGGACGAACCCAGCCTAGTCGTTTCATAACAGTGTATTTTGAGCAGCCCACTTCAGCGGCTATTTGCTTAAAGCTCTTGCCACTTTCCCGAAGAGCGGTCAGCTGAGCGTCGTCGAGGTCGCGACGATAACGGCCATTGTTTTCACCGTCTGTAGGGATTAAGTAGAGCGGGTTACGCTCGTCCCAGACACCGTACATAGGGTTCTTATCGCCCTGCATGTGCTCCGAGTTATGCTCAGTACCTAGCTTAATTTCAAGATTCGTAGGCCGGTTGTCACTTCTATCCTCGTTAATGTGGTGACAGTGTTCAGCCGGATAGTCAGGGCGCCGGCCCGTGTGGCCGCTGACCATGACGTGATGGTACAGCGGGGCCTCAATGCCGTTCGATATTCTCAGGTAGCCTTTCGTGTTTGCCTTATACCGGTAAACGCTCATCAAAGAGTCGTTAGGTTTCAAGTCTTGAACTTGAACCTTCATACCGTTCCGCAGGTACAAATTATGGTCTAATGTGGCCTTCAAGACTGTACCGTCGTCCAAATGTAGCTCTGCAACCTCAACCGCCTGCCGGGTTAACCGGGGCGCGCGCATCAGCTTGACCACGAAATTACCTTGATCGTCTTGGGACAACACTTGTACACCGGTGCCGCGCTCCGCAAGGTCTTTGAAAGAGACGTGCCCGTCAACAGTCCATACCTGCGTGTCCCCAGTCCAGCACGGATTTGTCGCCTCGTACGCACCCAATCTTGGAACAGGGTTGTCACGGTTCATGCGGTCGATAAAGGCCAGACCAGGCTCGCCTGTTGCGTGTGCCCGCTCCGCGATGTGGCGCCACACCTCACGCGCGCTCAGAAATTCCCCCGTCGGTCCCGAGCGCGGATTGATTAACTCGTAGCGGTCGTCGTCGGCTTCGAGCGCCGTCAGGAACGCGTCAGTGACTGCAACCGAGACGTTAAAGTTTGTCAGCTGCGACAAGTCGCTTTTGAGGTCAATGAACTCCAAAATGTCAGGCGAGTCGACACGCAAGATGCCCATGTTCGCGCCGCGCCGAATACCGCCTTGCTTAATAGCCTCTGTGGCGGCGTTAAAAACTTTCATAAAAGGAACTGGCCCGGAACTCGCGCCTTTCGTGCTGCCCACAGTGTCGTTTTTGGGCCGCAGGCGCGTGAAAGCGAAGCCGGTTCCGCCACCTGTTTGATGTATAAGCGCCGCGTGCTTTATCGTGTCAAAAATGCCGGAGAGGTCGTCTTCCACAGGCAGTACGTAGCACGCGCTGAACTGGCCAGTCCGGATACCCGCGTTGGCAAGCGTCGGCGAGTTAGGCAGAAACTGCCGCCCGCGCATCAATTCAAAAAAAGCTCTGTGGAGCTCTGCAACTTTATCCGCGCCGCCAAACGCGGCTTCGGCCGCCGCCATCACTTCGGCAGTGCGCCAGTACATCCCGTCTACGTCTTCTAAAATTGTCTGGTCGTCTAACTTGTTGAAATAACGTTTCTCCATGACACTGACGGCGTTTGCCGACACCGGCGGCGCGGTTTCGACCCACGCCTGGACATCCGAAGGTAAATCCGACAAAAACATAGCTACCTCTAATAAAGCGAGCACGACAAACGCGTCCTTTTAAACGCGCGCGTAGGGGTACCTGCGGCAAACTACCTATTCGATCGAAATCGGATCGTTAATACGAATCCGTCCCTCTCGGTAAGCAGCGATTGCCTCCTCTTTTGTCCGGAACCGTGCTACGGGGCTGCTACCCTGCGGCGCGGTCGCCTTCCACAAACCCAGTACCGTCTCTTGCGACGGCACGTGCATTGGCGCATGATTTAGTGGGTTAAACAAGTTGTTTGACGGTAACATTTTGTAAACATCCTTGACGCCTTCCGGCGTAACGGGAATGTTCACACCCATCTGGTCTCCGTCAAAGTCAGCGTTTAAGCCCTTCAGCACCAACGTGTTCATGTGTAAACTCTTTCCGTCAACAATACGGGGCTTCAGCCCCACCAAATTAAACTTATGCAAACTAGGTGCGCGGCTCAGGACGAGAGGAGTTTTGGCCATCACGTTTAGCACCGCTTGAGAAGCTGTTGGCGTCTTATCCTCGAAATGGCGGGCGGCTACCGGCAACGGCATACCGCCCTGAACAAGATCACCTATCGCGTGGTTGCGATAAATTTTCATAGCCATGTCGTGGGGAATTCCAACTTCATCTATACCAAGAGACGGATCGGGAACGATAACCCCGCGGCCAGTAATGTCCTGGCGGCGGCTAAGAAGTTTGCTTTGGAAATAACCATCTTTTGCCTGCCCGCTTCCTGCAATCACTTTCAGGAACCCTTGTGCAGGTCGTTCACCTCGCATGTTTTCAACCACCGGGTCAAGCCCCTGCACTTTTTCAAACGCCTCGTGTAAACCCTTGCGTAGGTCCCGTATCGTGGTAGGGTCGCCGATCTTTTTATGCTCTGTGAGCTGATCGTTGACCAACATCAGCGATTTGTACAGGTGATTTGCGTCAGATACTACGAGGCGGCCAGTTTCGGAATCAGGGTATATTGGCCGCATAGCGGGAGGAATTACCGGAACGTGATTCAAAATGTAAGCGTCTTGCGGTTTTAAATCTGCTTGGTCTAAAGCTTTAAGAAACTTTAATTGTTTGTAGATAGCGTCCTTTTTTGAGACAGAATTAGTGCTGTTTACTTCTGAACTTAGTTGTTTGATCTTAGTCTTTACATCAATCTTTGATAACTGTTCTTTAATGTGTTCGGCGCCGTGGTTGTATAGCGTATCAGCGTATGACTGCTTCGTCAAGCCCAGCAGCGTACGCGTTGCGTTAGCGAATAAAGGGTTGACAATCGGCTCCGTCAAATTGATGTGCGACCAGCGGTTGCCGACAAGGCCGCCCGTGCTACGGGTGTCGAAAAGTCCACCCTCTTCGGGACGGTAAGGCAGGCCGGTCGTAGGATCAGGTTTATCGTGCACCGTTAGCGGCTGCGTGACTGCGCCCGAAGACATGGTTAGCACGTCCTTGTTAGTCATCGGAAGCAGCGCAATCGAGTTGCCTTCCTTTTTAAGGTTCAAGCCCATACCTTGAAGCATACCCTCAAACTTTTTGAACGCAAACGTGGGCTTTGCCGGCGGCAGCGGCTTGCCCTGCCACATGGCCTGGAGCACCTCGGGGTTCGCTTCGCTCTTGTGCTGCACGTCCTGTAACAGCGCACGGCTGCCTTGGGCGAGAAGACTGTACAGGTCAAGCGTGCCGATGCTCTTGGCGCCTTCTTCGCCGCCTTTCGCTGGTCGAAGGTCAATGTCGTACTCGCCGCCAGACCGCGCGCTAAACCCGGTTTCGGCCTGCTTGAACAGCTTCAGCATGTACATCGGCCCCATCAACGTACGGCCAAGAGAACGCTTCGTAGTCGGATCAAAAAGCTCCTCGGTTCCATCCGTGCCCGCCTTACGCGCCAGCTCGTTCACTTTTTCCCAGACGTTCCCGGTTTGAAAGTGCGGAAATACTTGCTGCTTGATTCCAAGCTTCTGTAACGACTTAGCGGCAATCGTCTCGAATATCTGCCCGTTGTTCATACGTGAGGTCAACCCGGCAGAGTTCAGGATCACGTCGGGGATCTGCCCGTCGGCAGTCCGTGGCGCCTCGTGGTCGGGGATGATTGCAGAGATGACGCCTTTGTTACCGTGCCGACCTGAAAGCTTGTCCCCGACCTGCACTGTGGCTTTGGCGGAGATGGCGACTTTTATCCCCTCGGGCGTCTTCTCCACCGCCATGACTTTTCCTTCGTACGGCCGGTCCCACACGACGGCCTTATTTGCGTAGGGCTGGCGGAAGCCTTTGTTTGCGCGCCCGAGAATCAACTCTTCCGGCGTAACGAGGCGTTTGCGCAAGCCCAACATAATAGGGTCGCCGTTCGTTAACACCTGCCCGACCTTCACAACGCCGTGCTCATCCACCTTCGCAAAGTGCTTATTTTCAAACTCGGTCGGGAAGTGCGCCTTGAACTTCGCCAAGTCAAAAACGGAGCGTTCGTCAATGAGCGCCTCTTCGGTGTGCAGGTGCTGGCTGACCAGCTTGTCGGCGCCTTGACGCGTCACCACGATCGCGTCTTCGTGGTTCAGTCCCTTATACGGCATAAACGCGACGGTTAGATTTTTACCGAGTGCAGCAGCAGCGCCGGTCGTAAAGTTGTTGCCCGCGAGCAACTGCCCGGGTGTCACCTTGTCGCCAGGCTTGACTTGCAGGTCGCCGTGCAAGAAACTGCCGCCATTCAAGGGAAACTCGTGCGGGTAGTTTACTTTGACGACTTGCCCTTGGGCGGTCTTCAAATGAATGACACCGGGATCAATTTTGTGAACAGTGCCTGCGGCGGGGCTTCGTACAACGAAGTCTTCCAGCGCGTTACGCGCAAACGGCGTGTCCACGATTGGCGGTTCGCGGTCCACTAAACTTACTGCCTGCCCCAGCATCTTCGCGCCCATCGCAGCGCGGTGCGCGTGTGTCGACTGGATGAACGGCACCATGGTGGTAGACACTGTGAACTGCGAACCTGTCGGAATGCGGTACTGTACGTGCTGCGGCTTGGCGTCAATCACCATACCCTGGTGCACTGCGCGCACCAAGCCGTGCTCTGTCGGCTCCGTATCGTGCGCAACGACCGAGTCGAAGAGTTCAACCGGCGTCTTGAACTCGGGTTTACCTGTCCGTGCGTTGAGCACGCGGGTCATTAACTGCTTACCCTGCTTCGTAGCACTCAGCGCAAGACGCACGTCCACGCCCGCGCTGGCGTTGTCGGGCGTACGTACGGGGTCGATAAACCCCATGCTTGATGGGTGAACGGCGCGAACCTCCGAGCCGATCGCGTGGGTATCACCAATTGCGCCCTCGCCCAGAGACGACAGTTTAAACGCGTTTTCCTTCATCTCAAGCGGGTTAATTTGCATGACGTGGTTAGACTGCGCGGACTGCGTGAAAAACTGATCAATGAACGGCTGCACATACCGGTGGAGGCCCACGTCCCCCAGCGCTTCGGCTTTATCCACGCGAGGGCGAAGTTTATACGCCAAGTTAAACCGGTTTTTCTCCAGTCGTTCGCGCACGAAATCTTCGACGCCGTGAATCTCCGTAAACGCGAGCTGGTCTTTACCCGTCGGGTCTTTTTCTTTCCGGTGCACTGCCAAGACTTGTTTCGCAGCGGCCTGCAGCACGGGCGCGGTTATTTTGTCGGCCTCAAGGCCTAAAGTTAAACGGTTGACCCCGGGATCCATCTGCACATTGTGAAAATACTCGCGGATATTTGTCCGCAGCTCTGGCAGCGCCGTCGGCACGGGCTTGTTTGGTTGAATCATGCTGTGCATTGTACTGAGCGCCGCGTGCTCGTCTTTCTCCGAAAACGGCGTGTCGAAAGCCTTGCCCAAGCCTAAACTGTCGGCACCGAGAACGTGCTTCAGCACTGGGTTTAGCGGAACGCGAGTGTTGCCGAACTTGATGTTGAACTGATTTGCTTCGGGGTCGAGGGTCAGCGCGAAGTTCCGGCCTTTTGCCAAGTTGAAGTCTGCGACAGCCTCGCCAAGACGATTAACTTTGGTGTACGCTGCCGGCCGCAATCGCCGTTGCATGTTCACCTGGTACTCCTTACCGTTAATGACAAACGTGTGCCGGTTCGTAGGTGTGGGCAGAAAACCAATCCGCACAACCTTTTTGTCCAGCAGCTTGTTGTCGGCCCCGTGCATGGCTACAGTGGCCTTGACAGGCACGCCCCAAGTTCCGCCAGACATGATCGCCTGCTTCTGCCCGTTGTAGTCCGTCGGGTCAGGCATATCCGGCGCGTGAACCTGCGTCACTGTGAGCGTGCGGTTCGCGTTGGTCACCACAGGGAAAGTGTTTTTAACGCCCTCACTGAACTGGTGCATCATGGCTTGAAAAGTTTCTTGAGGTGTACGCACGGTCAGATGGCCTCCGACGCTTCTACAGCTTCGCCGTTCATCGCTCTGTGCATGTCCTCGAGCTCTTTTGCTGTGTTAACTTCCTCGGTTGCGGTGAGCCCGTACCTGTCCATGCTTAACGTAGGCACCCGGCTCTGAAAGAAATGCTTCCGCTCGTTGTGCGACAGTGCGTTACCGAGCACCCCAGCGGTCATACCCGCCAGCGACGCGTTGGTCGCGGCGTTTAGCACGCGTAAACCGGCGCCTGTTCCAGGTCCCACATGACGCGCTAATTCGCGAACGGCCGCGTGTGGGCGCGCTAAACCGTATGCGGCAGCCAGCACGGATGGCCCCGCGGTCATTAAGTAGGGGTGTCGCGCCATAAATGGGATGCGCTCCCCTGATTCCTGCTCAAATTTATGTACCGCTTCATCGTGCTTTTTGACACGCGAAACGGCTCGTGTCAACGCGCCAGCTCCAAGCCCGAGAGCCGCGCCGCCCAGTAAGCCCGCGACGCCGCCCCCGGCGCGCACGGTACCTGCGCCCAGCTCCTTCGCGAGGTCTGGTACATGGCGCACTAGCGCGTGCGCCGCTGCTAGCCCCGCTAAGCCTCCCAAGGTCGCGCCGCCGGCCGCAAAATTCAAATGCTGACCCCGGCGTGTTGCTGACTCCTCGATGTTTTGCGGCCGCTCAACCAGCCCGGGGTGCAACAGCCGCGGATCCGCGAGTACCGCAGCTGACTTGCCCATCTGATACGGGGCAAAATAAGCTTCACGAGCCGCCTGTGCGTAGTTCGCCGCCAGTGGCGTCACCGTGAGCCCGCTAGCGAGCGCCCCAACGCCGGCACCAGCGAGGCGGCCTAGGCCGATACTTGGAGCAGCGAGCGCGCCCACAGCCGCGCCGGCCAACACTGGTGCGGAGTTGACGAGGTACGGGTGCCTCTCCATAAACGGTAGCACTCGGCCCGTCTGCTGTTCAAACTCATGAGCCGCCGCTGCGTGGCGGTTGAGCTTATCGTTGAAGCGCTGCGCAACGGCCGTCGCCCACCCTAACCCCCCTCCGATAGCCATAGCCGTTCGTACCGCGTCTGGGCCGGTAAGCGCCGCTACTCGCCTCGCATTCGCAGGGCTGCTGCCCCAACGAGTACTTGGCAGCAAGCGATTAAGGGCGAAAGTCCCTGCGCCACCCAGCGCGGCGCCGACCACTGTACCGAGGAATCTTTTATCCGCGCGCTCCTCGCCCGCCTCTAGCGCGGCTTGGCCTGACGGCTTGGCTGCAAGATTTGGATGAAGCAGGATACGATCAAATGACATGCTGATCTCCTAGGGCTGGCCTACGCCGTATAAATTGAGTCGCTGTCTTCTAGCTCATTTGCACGCAACTTTAGGTGCGGGAAAGCGTCCGCTAGTTGGTCGCGTCGCATCTTGTTAATGAGCGGCTCCGCTAGGGTGCTCCCGATCGCGGCCCCTAACCCCAACCCCGCTACCGGATGCCGCCCTAGCGCGGTGGCGGCGGCCGCGCCAACGGCCATACCCGCCGGCCCCGCGATGAATGGCGCTGCCATGGCTGCAGCGTAAGGGTGCCGCACCAAAAAGGGGAGCGGTTTACCGCCATGCGCATAATAGTTATCCACGGCCGCCTGATGCTTGTGGACCTTATCCAGCGTACTGGTGACGGCGTGCGCACCTACGCCTGCGATCGAACCAAAAGACGCGCTAACAAGTGGCGCGACCGCATGCGCGTAGCGGGCCAAAACACGCAGGGACGGGTCGCTGACAGTCTTAGGGATAAGTTTTCGCGCAAGCAGCCCCGCTCCTGCGCCTAGTGACGCCCCTATACCGATTTTCGCTGCAAGGGCTTCGCGGCGATCCGCCAGTTCGTTGAGGTCCGCCGGAGCGTTGCCTTTCCACGGGTAGCGCAAAATTGTGTCGGGCGCGTAAGGTTCGGGCGGTGCGGCTGCCGCGCGCTTTAAGAGGTACAGGTGATAAGGTAACGACATCTACTATCCCCTTCCCTCATTATAGGCCAAACATAGACCGGTAGTACCGAAGGTTGGCCAGCTGCACCTCTTGCGGTGTGAGGCGCACCTGCGGCGGATTTATTGCGGAAAAGTTCGTCGCGAGCGCGGCTATATCTGCGGCGCTACGCGCCTTGGCTAGGACGGTGAGCGGATGGCTGTTCAACCTGAATGCACGTAACTGCGACACGGGATCCCCATGCGCGTCTTCCGGAAAAGGCGACGTGGCCGTGTCATTCGATTCCAAGAACCGGTTGGTCGGCAGGTCGACGGGGCGGAATATAGAGTAAGCGCTTTTATCTAGCATCGCGTCCCCTTTAAACAGTATTAGCCGTTCCACCGAACACGCCTAAAACTCCACCCACTATGCGCTGCTCCAGCTTCGGGCGCGCTGGGATAGGTTTACGTGTAGGGTCCCAAAGTTTTTTCGCTGTCGCGTGATAGCCTTTTCCAAGTAAGGGGAAGGCGACACCGCCCAGCGCCCCGGCTGCAACGGCACCCCCGACGGCCCCCCTTAAGGCGCGTTGCCCTAAACTGGTTTGCCCGTCGTCGTTTAGCGCGCCAGCCGCAGCACCGGTCACTGCACCTGTGCCGGTGTGCCGCGCAACGTGCGCCACCGCCGAGCCAAAGCTCGCTTGCTTTACGGCGCGTGCACGGGCGAAGGCGGAACGAGCCAAGTAACCAGCAGTCTGAGAGTCCATGTCTAACTCCGTAAATAATCTACAGCGCGAGTATAGCGTTGCGTCTGCTCCGCAATTTCCGTGCGTAGCGCCTGGATGCGCGCGGGCGTTACCTTAAGCTTTTCCGCGAGTTGCTGCCCGCTTAACACTGGCGCGCCCTTGTACCCGACGGTGTGTTCGAACACCACTTTGTGCACAGGGCTGAAATCGTGGTGCAAAAAGTCCAGCACCATTTCCCGGTGGCCAGTTTGTTCCATAGCCGGCTGGTTCGCTCCCGCAGCTTCGGTGGCGGAATACAGGCTCGTTTGCGCCCGGTGCAGGTCGCCTAGCCGGTGCGGCGCAACACCGAGGCGCTGCGCAATTTGCGTCGGTGTCGGTTCCGTACCGAGCTCTAGGCGTAAGTCGGCTTGTGCTGTTATCGCCTTATTCCGCATATACGCGCGATCAAGGGGCATGCGAACATCTGACCTGTGCGTCATTACAAACCCGTCTAACTTCCGTAAGTGGTTTGTAAAGTGCGTGCCCAGCGTACCTTTAGCAGGGTCGTAGCTGGGCAGGGATTGCGCCATCAAACGCTTTGCTTCCGCCTCCAAGACGACCCGCGGCAGCCCTGACGCCTCCCACCGCGAGACCTCGCGATGCACTAACGGCGCGTACTGCTCAAAAACTGCGTTAGCTGAATTCTTTTTCGGCGCGGGGCTTTCCGTAGCCGCCGCTCCGGTGCTCGCCACACTATCGGCGCCTAACATCTGCTCCTCGAACGAGGGGCGCTTGACCGCAGGTTTGGCAGCCTGTTTCTTTTTAAGCTGCTCAATAAAATTAGCCACTGGTAAGCCTCGGCGGCTCGGGTTGCAGCGCGGAGTAATGTGCCGCGCGCGCTAGCGCGCTGTCCAAGACCTGCCGTTTAGCGGCGCGCGCAGCAGCTGAGTCCGCGAAATAGCCAGCGGCCAACGTACCGGCTACGGCGCCTCCGAGGCCGGCTGCGGGGCCCACTGTGCGGTAAAGTGGCACGCCCGCAGCGAGGCCGCCCGTTATGGCCCCCGCCAACGTAAGCGGGTAAAGCTCGCGTCGGCGCGCCATGTACTCTGCGCGGCTGGTAGGATCATTCGCTAGCGCGTACTGAAACAACGGCTCTTCTAAGTGTGGCGGCAACGCAGCGACTTTTTGCTGTGCTTGCGCGGGCGAAAGCCGCGCGGTTTTCTCCAGTACAGCTGCCCACTTTTCAAGCCTCGACAAGGTGCCATACGCTTCGCGCACAGCAGCACGGGACGCCACTTTTTCCACGTGGGTGGCCCGGTGCCAGTTAGCTACACAAGTTTCTTGCGCCTTCTTGGCAAACTCCTGCAGGTGTGCCGCGTGCGCGGTATTCCGCTCGTCGAACGCTTCGCCTAGTCCGGCGGCCTTTATAACGCTGTCAGCGAGTACTTTTAAATCTGCGGAAGCCATATACGCTCCTACCCCGTCAAGCGACGTTAATCGTTATGCGGCAACGCCTCGAACTGGCGCACGTGTAAATTATGCCTAAGAACTAGGCCCCTAATGTTATTATCGAACACCAGTACGGCCCCGGGGTCTTTGCGCACTCCGTTGGCGAAAATAGGAGGTTGCTTGTACACAACAATTTGCTCAGGGATACCTTTTACCCCCGTGGGTAGCTTAGCTGCGGTCTGGGTCGTTTTTTGTACCGTGGTCGCGTCGGCGGCTGCCTCCTCCTCGGCGGCGGTGTTCTCGATGTCTTCTTTTAACGCGTAATCGACTAAACTGGCGTTAGCAGCGGCTAGATTGTTTTGCCCTAAGCGCTGCACGCCCCGGCGGTTGTACGCGTAGGCTTGCTGGACGGAAAGCGTACGCGACACGTTGCGGATGGTGTCCGCAAAAATAAAATTGGATTCCACGTTCAGTAAGGGCTTCTGGTTGTTGGCAGCTTGGTTGTACCCTAGATACACGGCGTAAGTGTTAAAGTTGCGCACGTTTGCTGTCAGGCCCGTTCGCGCCTTTTGTGCCGCCTTCTGGTCCACCCGCCCAAGACCGAACCCGCCATCGTAAACAAAGATGGGCGGCAGCTTCGTTTCGAGGTCATGAAGTTGGATCGGTAAGAACGTGCTGGGTATGACGCACGGCTTATCGGCAGTTTGGGCTAAGCGCTGGAGGTACGTGTAGTACAGCTCCGGGTCGCGCGCAATCGTCAAATTCGATAACGGCTCATTATCTGGTCCCTTTAACGGCTCTAACCCTAACTTAGACATAATCGTGCCATTGTTGATCGGGGCCAACATAACAAACTGGTTCGTCAGCGTTTTACTAAAGGGAATCATGGCTTCGCGCTGCAGCATGTTAAAGGATGCTTTCGGCACCGTCCCTTTGGCGCGGTCCGTTTGCGTTTGTTCGTTTTGCGCGATCGCTTCAAACGCTTCTATGTCCTCCGCGTCCTCCGTGATCGTTCGCCGCACGTGCGTCAGCGTCACTGTCGTCTGCATACCGGTGGGAGTAAAGTCGTGCGCCACGGCGTGCACGTAACCGACAAGGTCGTAGCCTGTGCGGGTGGTGTCAAGAACTAGCGCGGGGTAACCAGGCGTAACGTACGGGTGAAAAGGTAACGAGACGTTTAGCGTGTGCGGCGCGACCCGTGCTGAGTAAAATTGATAGTTCAAGAACCCCCGCAAGAAGCCAAAAGTTATCTCGTTGAATTCGGGGATGTTTAGCTCTGCGGCGTTAGCCGGTGCTTGAACAAGGTCCTGGATGGCCGCTTGGGGCGCTTCGGCGGGCGCAGCACGTTTAGTGCCTGTACCTGTCGCTTGTGTAGGCGTGGGCGTAGCCGCGGCGCCGTTCGCTGCAGCCTCGGGGTACTGAGCAGAAAACTGGCGCGCGGCAGCGCTGGGCGCCGTGGTGCGCGATTCCGAAGCCGCCCCCTGCCGGCCTTCAGTTTGCGGTATTTTCTCGGCGGTAGCGGCGACGTCAGCCGGGGCAGTCGTCAGCGGGATGAACTGCGCACCCGAGCCAGAGCCGGTCAACCCTTTATCCCACGCGTTAAACTCCTCAAACAACTTGGTGCGAAAAGTGGAAATTAAAGATTGCAAGTCCTGCATGGCGGGCAAGTTATGCTGCCCGTTTAGCGCCGCCATCGACACGTTAAAGTACTCATTTAGGGGCTTGACGGGTAAGGTCCCGGACTGCTTCGCGGGCTTGTCGAGAGTGCCGACTGAAGTCACCTGCAGCTCCTGAACCGCCGCAATTAACCTGGCGAGCGCGGTTTTCTGACTGTCGGTAACGCGGCCGTCTCGGCCTAAGTCGATTGCAATCGTTAAATTACGCTCGTTTCCGGTGTCCTCGACGACACTAAGGCCGAACTTAGACACGACAGCGCTTTTCGCGTCAGCGAGCAACCTGAAAGCGTTACGCACGCTGGTCGCTTTCCAAGCGCCGCTACCGGCTTGGCAGAAAAACCAAGGCTTCACTGTCGACGAGTCAGGTACCTTCTCAAGTGTGACGGGCGCGCGCGAGGGTAGCGCCGCGCCAGGCGCCTGCGCGGCCCCCGGTGCGTCAATGATGACGCGGTAAACGACTGCGCCTTGGTCGTCCTCTGCGGTCCCGACGGTGAGCACTTCGGCTCTCACCTCTTGCTGTGCTGCTTTGCCAAACGGGATTAGGGCCCGGACGCGTCCCGACCTGAAGTCGTTAAGCTGCGCTGCACGCAGCGGGCGCTCAGGTGAAAAACTCCAGCCCCCGGTAGGCTCTAAGCGCCCGTCGCGTGTCTCGAACCTGAACACGAGCGCGTAGCGTTGATCGGCGCCCGCCAGCTTGACGATCTCGACATTAACCGCGTCGGCCCGTACAGTCTGGCTCCGCCATCCGGTGTATGACTTACCGTAAACAGGCGTGCTGTTATTGAGTGTCGCGTCGAGCGTCGGACTTGAGCCGGCTAGCTTAACTCCCAGCGGCACGGCGCTGGATTCCGCAAACCTGTGGTAGCTCCTAGAAAGCAGCTGCACCACCTTACCGTCCCGTAGTACCAAATAGTTCGTGTTGATGCCCTGCACCGCGGCGCGGCTAAGTGTTTCGTTTCTTTGAAAACTGTACCTGACGGGCACTAACGTGATACGCGTAGGCACGGCAAGAAAGTTGCTAGACGCGCTAGAAAAAACTCTGATTGACCCGCGAAGTGCCGCTGCGGTCTCATACGTCTTCGCGTCTAACCCGCCGTCGCCAAGCGCCACGCAAAGAAACGCCATGTACTTAGCGCGGCGGTCTTCGGGTTGCGCGGAGAACAGCTGCTGGGACAACGCATACTTTCGCTCAGTAGGATCGGAGTGCTTAGGCAGCTCCGGTAAGCCCGGTGCCCCATCGGTTTTTGACGTGCGCAGCGTCTGGCTGAGGACGACCGTATTCAGCAGCGGCGGCACCGTGTACTGCATCGTAACAATCCCGCGCCGATCCTCTTCGTGCGTTAGAAACGGCACGCCGTCCGCAGGTTTAAAAAACGTGAGCGGGCGCTTCTGCTCGTTCTTGGGCGGAGCGGGTGCTCCCGTAGCCGTTGCATCGAGTATTTTGCGCCACAGATACTGCAGCTCGGACGGCGCAAACATTGTGAGCTCTCGCTGAAACAACGTCAGGTCAAATTCGCCCGCGGTACCCAAGGGCGCGAACATCGTCTGCAGCCGTGTTGGCTGGCTGGCAAAATTTTCCCTAAACGCCAGTCCGCCAGTCATGCTGGGGAAAAACACGTTGCACCGCGGCACGGCATTAAAATGTGTTAAAGGTTTGATTTGAACCTGCTTGGTCACCGATTCCGCGTTTGGTATGACGTGTACCCCGTGCAGGAAGAACTGGCATATACCACGTATGACGTCCAGAAAAGTTTGCGAACCTCCTGCCTGCTGCGGGCCCTGAACAAGTAATTGAGCCATAAGCTTGGAGTAGACCTCCGACCAATCTATGAGATCGGGATCGGGAAACTGGAAACGAGCAATCAGCTGGTGCATGTCCACTGCAACGCTGGTGTATGTGTCACTGAGCCGGCTGTTGCGGAATATCTTCCGGTAAAGTAGAAACGCGCCAAGAACAACGTCCCTGACCGTCAACTGCGTCGCGTTTGGCGTACGGTTAGGTGTTTTCACCGCGCTGGTCGCCGCAAGGGCGGTGTCCACTCTGGCCGTAGCCGAGAACTCGCGTAGGTCGGCCGTCAGCTGCTCGACGTTTAAAAGCTCTAGAATGTTTCCGGTGAACGCGGCGTTCACTTGCGTGCCGCCTAGGTTACCTGCGCCCCCTAACGCCTGAATTGAAGTCGTGGTATCGAGCGTGGTAATCTCGTACTGGTCTAAGTGCGAGGTGACGTGCACCGCGGTGAACGTCAAGTTTCGAGTATCGTCCCCCTTTTCAAACCCTCGTTCGGTAATCTCGAACTCGCCCATGACAATCACGTTGTGCGGGGGCGCCGGCTCCACAGCGATTAAGTGTACACGTGCGCGCGGGCCGACGTGACGCAGTTCTGGCGTAGCCGGCACGGTAATCGCGATGTAGGGTATTCCGCCCTCTTCGGTCATCATCTGAACGGAGACAAACCGGCACTTCACGCCCTCAATGTACAGCGCTACTGTGTCGCGAGGAGCGAAGGCCGGGTTCGACTGGAAGCTTTCGGTCATGTTTAAATAGCCTTGTTGATCACGGAGCCGTACTGTAGCCGCTCGCACCAGATAGCGACCTTCTGTACTATATCACCTGCGCGATCAATAACTAAACTGGCATCGTAACTTTCCAGATCGGGGCTTTCCTGGCGAATAATCTTACCGAGATCGTGGGCAACAGGCTGAATCATATCCAAGAACGGATAGAGCGCGGCGGGCCGATGAATAATTTGTGCGCTCAACGGGGAACGGATACGCGTGTCGGTAGTGAACTGTAAGAAGTAGTTAAGCAGGTCACCCTGTAACCACACCGCCATTTGCTGCAGAACAGGCCCGGGCGTCAACGTACCAGGTAAAGGCGGAACAGCGCTTATCACTGCATACGTCCGCGCGCTCAATGGGGCTGAGAACTGACCCAATCTACCTGCTGCGTTCACAGCGCGGGCGGTGAACGTGTACACCGTATCTGGCGTTAAATTGGTGTAAGTCTGCACGAACGGTAGCGGTTCGCGCAGCGTCAACCCGAGCCCTGTAAGGTCACCAAGGGCAACAGTTGCGGGGTCGTCCGGCGCCTGCTCGACCAACAACCTTATTGAGGTTGCGGACAGCGCCTGAATAGTAATGTGGGGCGGGCGCGGGACAACGTTCCAGACCTGCGCCTCAGACACGACTTGGCGTTGCGCTAAGCTTGAATCAACTGCCGTTATGCGAAGTTTGAGTGTCCCGTCAAAAGCCGAGACTGGCACGAGCACCGGCTCCACAGCGTGGCCGCTAACTATAGGCGTCGCTTCCGCGCCTCGGGTAACGGACCACGAAACCGTGGCAGCCGGGTCGTCGACGTCAAAGTTCGCGCGGGCTTCGGTTAGCGATATGCTCCATGGGCCTACCGTGATATTCGGGCCCGTTGACGCAGGTGTAAAACTTAATAGCGGAGAGGCGCCCGACTCGGCGCCCGTCGCGTCAGCGCCCCGCATGAACAAAGCATTTAAGTTAGCCGTGTTAAACGTCAGCGCAGCAGAGGTCTGCGCAACAGGGTACGTGGCCAGTAACGTGACCGTTCCGTTCCCAGTACGATGATAAAGCCGCCATGCAATGTTTGCCTCCGATACGGCAGCTGCGCCCCACGTAAGCTCAAGTCCCGTGCTGGTAAATTGGCTAAACGCCAGCCAATCCGGGGCAGCCGGCCGCGTGCGATTCTGGACGTCAAATTCGGTCGAGCGTGTGGTGGCTGTACCAAAAGCGTCAACGGCCGTAACCTCAGCAAAGACCCTACCGTCGAAGTTCGTCACGTCTAAGCTCGCCGTGCCTGTCAGGGCCGTACTGGTCACAGTGCTGGGCGTGTCGGTGACGCGCCACACCCTGTACCGCACAGAGCTTACCGGCGGTTCAGTATCTGAGTAGATCGTCCACGTGATTTCGGCCTGTGAGCTTGTGATTACCCAAGGTTCAAAAACGATGTTAAGCACGGGTACTCCTGACTTCAACCAATTGGTGGAAAGGTTTTCTTGAACCAGTCTACGACAGTTTGCGCTGCTTTGCGCTTCTTGTCAGCGACTTCCTGAGGCGGCTTGCTTGTCGGGGCTTTTGTGTCCGCCTTCGTAGTCGCGGCCTGCCTTTGCAGGTCCGCTAAAAGTTTGGACACTTTTGCGGCGCGTTGGGCAGTGTCGCCTCCTTGGGCAAGCGGTAAAGTCGCCCAATTTGTAACAAGTATCTGCAGGGTAAACGGCGTGGCAGTTTGAACTTCCGGATTATGCTGCGGAACAAAAGCAACCGCGTACCCGTAGACTTTAATGCGCAAGGCGGGAATGACGATTACCATTTTCTGCTTGTGCTCTGCAAGCGCGGTGATCCGCAGGAATTTCTCGTATAGCAGCCTGAACTTATTGAGCTGGTCGGAAACCACGTCGTTAATCAGCACGCCCGAGATGCTCCACATCTCAGGGCGCGGGCCGAACGCGAACGCCATGAAACTATCTGAAAGCGTGTCAACCAGCTGAAACTTCTCCGTATGGGCTTCCTGTAACCCGGTGAGCTTAAACTGGTTGTACCGGAACCCGGAATGCGAGCTGTCTAGGCCCTCCAAACCTTCTAGATGGTGGCCAGCACTACTGCCCCGTAAGACGCCCTCATTACGGCCGTCGAAGTCACAGAGGGTGATGTGGGCGTAGTTACCTGCGTTGAATTGCGCGGCGTTCAACGCAGCGAGCGGTACAGCAGCGCTTATCATACGGAAGTCCAGAATGTCGCCGCCAAATAGGTTTGTGACGGGAAGCATCGGGGAGCTGTCTTTTGAGGGCGCAGGGGCAGGCGCGCTTTGAGCGGGGGTACCAGCCTTGGGCACCGGAGGCGGCGGAGGCACGGTGCCAGGTACATACGGCCGCACGGTAGGCGCTTCGGTTACATTTGCGCTCACCAATTCGACTGTCTCATTTGTCGCGTTCTCGACCGCAGTCTGGTCGAGTTCGGGGGCGGGCCGCGGGGCAGGGAACGCAATACCGCGCGCGGCGCCCTCGGCGGCTTTCGCGTCCTCTGCTGGCTGGTCGGCTGCTTTACGAGCCTGAACCGCAGCCATTGCGTTCTCCAGTAACCGGCGGCTTTGCGGGTCGGTAGTCTGCGCGTAATGATTTTGCAAGTCGGCCAACGTGATAGCCCGCGAGCGTTGCCGCGCGCGTATCCGTGTGTAGCTCCGCTTCAGCACCGCGACCGAAGTCTCGGGCGCGATGGCGACGAAGTCCTGCACAGCCTTTCGCCGGGCGCGTGCATCGTCGGACTTGAGCCCAGTTAACAACTGCGCCGGGTACACGGGCAGTGCGCTAGCGAAGTCCACGCCGTTTCCGGTGACAAAAAATGTGCGCTTATCCGCGCCGAAATCTGCCGGTATAGCGGGCTGCATGGCGTTAAACAAACCCGTGATAGCCGTGTCTGCTTGCGTTGCGACGGCCGTGCGACCCAGTGCAATCAGCGCTTCTTTAGCTGAAGTTTTCATCTTCTCCGCCAAGAATAAGAGTGCCGAAATTCGATGCTTGGCACCGGGCGAGAGTACTGGCACCGTGTTACTAAGCTGGGCGCTGTACCCTAATACTTGCAAGCTGGCGTCGACGTACAGGTTTTTGATCTTCGTGACGCTTTTACCTTGCTCTTGCTGAGCCACTTGGCCGGTGCCGTTTAAGAACGTCTTGCTGTACGACGCCGTAGCGACAATCCCCATGATGTCTTGGAACCACGGCTGCTGTGCAACATTCGCGGTTGCGACACTCGTTTGCGTCATAGTGGCGTACGCGCGCGGTGTCGTCTCTAGGCTCTCGCCGACAAAGCCACCGCGTATTGTAACAGGCAGCTCAGGGATAACATCCGCCACCTGCGCGGCGACGGTATGAATCGTTGATACGATGTCCCCTTGAGAGACAGTGGGCGAGTAAAGGCGTGCGATGACTTGGTCTCCTGCTGTGCGCAAGGCGGCTGGCAGCTTGGCAGTAAAAGCGGCCAACTGCGCCGTCACGTTCGCCAGCGCGTCGGTACGGGTCTGGAACCTTACGCGTTCGATGGCGGTAGACCGTTGTTCCGGGAAATCGTAAGTGGCAGTGGGGCTGACTGTGTATACATTGTTTACAACCGTTACCTGCGCCGTGCGGAGTTCGACGCTAGCTTGAGTGGGCGAAAAACCTAATACTTCAAACACGTAGTCCGCGCTCGTGGGCGCAACTCCGAGGGTGAGTTTGGCAAACATGTCCAGCGTGATCGCAGAACTAGACAAGCCCTCCAAGCGGATAAAGTCAGTCCGGGCAGCTGGCCGCATGCAAGCCGCATTGGCGGCCAGCGAAAACGACGAGAGCTGCACAGGATTTAAACCGGTGACGGCCTCTAGATCAATCGCGCTCACGGCGCTCTCGTTCTGAACCGTCGGTTTTAACGCCATAGGCGCCGCGGCGTTCAGCACTAGGACTTTGCGGTCGGCAGACACGCTCTGTACCGAGAAGTAACGCGGGGTAACTGCGGTCTGTATGGCGACCCTAGCTCCTAGGCCAGCCGCATCAGCCGCGCTAGGCGGCAGCGCGTCGATCAAGATGCGGTCTGCCGCTTGTACACCAGTAGCGAACTCCCCGCTGCCTGCGTGCAGCACGAGCCTGTCATACTCGTTAAGCTGTACCTGGACCACCGAAAAGTTCGCAGTGCGCGAGCCCGGTGCGGTAAGCACTGGCGGAAGAGCCGATGCTGTATACGGTGCAAACATTGAACCCGCGCCCTCTAACGCGCGTCCGTCTAGCCGCGTGCTTGCCAGCAGTAAAAAATTGGGTACCGGTTGCGCAGTGACCCGGTGCGCGGCGTAGTAGGGCGACGGGGCCGTAACGCTCAGTTTGGCGTACGTCGTGGGCGTAAAAGCCGTGCCTGCCGGTAAGTTTGCGCCCGGACCGTGCAGGAACAAGTTTTCTGTAAAATTGGCCCGGATGACGTCAACGTCGAAGTGATCGTCCAACAGCGCGAAGTCGACGCTTGCCGTAATTTCAGACAGGTTACCCAGCTCGTAGTTCGCTGCGTCATAATCGCGGTACCGCGCCTGGCGCAAAGTGGCGGTCGTAGACGTAACACTTTGCACTTCGTACAAGATAGGCTGCGCAGGTGCGCTGCCAACCGCCGGCGCTTCCGAAAACGGATGGGTAACGGTCGAACGGTAAACTTGGCAACCTGCAAGGTCGGTCAGCGTGGCGTACGCCTTTCCTACGCTGACAAAAGCTTGGCCCACCAGCTCAGTTTTCTCGTTGTCCAAATGTAGCGTCGGGCCTGCTATGTTCACTATTTTATAGTATTTACCGGCAAACACGGCGGCGGACGCGGTACCTGCCTGCGCAGTCAGCATTACGTAATCGCCAATGCGCGCCTGCGTAAAAGTTCCTGTTGAATTTGTTACAGTAAAGACTGCCAGCTCGTCAGTCGGCGCACGTGACACGGTGAAAGTGCACGTGGTCGCGGGAAGTGTACCGAGGAGCGCACCTGCGGTGTACGGCGCAGTTCCGCCCGGGCCGGCGTTATACAGCGTGGGCTGGAGCAACAGTAGCGTTGGCGTCGGTACAGACGCGGCTCGGAAAATCCGCGAAGTTCCGGACGTAGAGGTTGTCTTTACATAGTCGTCGGGTAACACCGTACTAAAAACTGCGCTGTTAAACCTTAAGTACACCACGTCTGTGCGAACGCGCAGCACGCGCCAGTCGAACTGGTCGTTGATTTCAGTGGGGAGTGTAACACCCGTTCGCAGCGAGAAGGTGCCCTCGGCGGTTCGTTGGTATGGTGTCAGTTCAAGGCGCAGTGCGGTCGAAAACACTTGAACAACTTTGTAGAACCCAGAAACCGTAGTTTGCACGGTGATAGGCGCCCGGGTACGGGCAATTAGCTCGACGTAATCGCCTGGCTGCACTAACCCGCTTACGGTGCCCGTAGTGGTAATCGTGAACGGGGCCGTACCTGTCCGTAGGACAGTTGCTTGTGCTCCCGCAGCCACCTCCCACTCAACGTTTCCCCGGGCTACTGTCCCGTTGCGGCGGAGGCTTACGGCCGTGTTCTCCCGCGCCTGTATCTGCACGCCGCAGTTGCCGACGGTTGGTCCCTGTGGCAGCAGGGTTCGTACGCCCGTCGTGTTGGCCCGGTGCCGAACGCGTAAGTAATCCCCGGTCTGCATTGCGGGTAAGGCCGCGCCAGCTGGCGGCGTTACGGCTACCGTGGCCGGCGCGGAGCCGGTGACCCCTTTGAAGCCTAGGTTCGTCGCGGTCGAAGTCACCACGCCAAGCCGTGTGGCGTACCGAAGCGTGGCGGTGGCCGACGGGGTAGGTATCGGTAGCTCTTTCAGGTACGCGCGCAAAGTTAACGTAGATGAGCCAAGTGCGACAGGTTGCAGGGTCCGAAGGGCCGTGAACTTCACACCGCCGAACACAGTGTCCGCGTAGTTGCTTGCGTTTAGCGACTTGAGCCGCGTAATGACGTAGTTTGCCGTCGCGCGGGCGGTCTCGTTGTTGTCGAGCCACGTCTGAATGATGTTTTCGTAATCTGTCTGAGTCTGGGGCACGCTACGTCACCTCCCTTTAAGGCTTGCCGCCCGCCGGCGGCGTGGGTACGTTACCTGCCGGTAGCGGCTGCTTAGCACCTGTACCGGGGCGCGCCGGCGCCGTACTTTGCGTGTTTGCAAACTTGTCGACCGCGTCCCCGAACCGCTTCGCAAACCCGTGCAGCGTCTCGTCGTTGGCGCTGTCGCTACTCTTACCCACCACGCCTTTTAGCGCCGTCTTTATAAAGTCGTTGTCTTGGCCTAGCTGCTTTGACAACTCCGCCAAGCTATTTGCGACTTCTGTCTGCTTTTTAATTGACTCCTGCACGCCGGCCAGCTGTTGCGTAGACTGTGCGGCGCCTACCGCGGCCGTAGCCTTCTCGAGCGAGGGGCCGCCAAACGCACCGTGCACGAGCTGCGCCGCAAGCATCTGTTTACGGTTCGCCGATGTTACACCTTTGGCGCCATACGAAGCGAGGCCCAAATCGGCCGCGGTTTGTGCGTCTTCTTCGGTCGGGTCTTGGTTGACCCGGTCCAACAGCTGCCGTACCGAAATCGCGTTTTGTTTACTGCCAGTTTCGGTCGAGATAAGCGTGTCTGCCGCGCGCTTCAGCCCTTCAATGTCGGTCCCCTCAAGCTGCCGCCGCAGCGCCGTGACATCCACGCCTTTGCCGCGTAATACTTCAAGATTGGACTGTTGCGCCTCGTCCAGCCTGTAGCCCGAGGCGTTTAAGTAATTGTTGATGCTCCGGCGTGCGTTGTACATCACCTTTAAAAAGGCGCGCGGGTCTTTCCGCGCGTCGTTCATTAGCGCCAAAGCCTTTGCGTCCCCGCCCTTGCCGTTACCGCCACTCGCGTTCGCAGAGACCTTCCCCATCTGTTCCCTTAGTGCGTCGCGGTCCTGCGCAAAGCTGCCTCTATAGAGCCCGGCCTCGCTGAGCATGCGCTCCGTAGCCGCGTCGTCAAAGCCTGTCGCGTCTTTTGCACGGGCAACCAAATCATCATAAGACATGTGGTTGCCGCCCTCCTCAATCATCCGAAGGAGCGCCTCGTTAATGCCCGCCGTCAGCCTCCCGCCGGCTTTACCCTTATCGTCGTCGACTACTGCGCTGAATGACTCGTTAGGCTGGCTGAACATGCTGTCCACGCCGCTCCCGAGAAAGTTTCCTACAGCTGCTCCGGCCGCTGCGCCAGCCGCCAGTCCGACGCCCGCCCCTATAGCGGTTCCCAGCGGGCCGGCCATGAAAGTGCCTCCAATACCGCCTAGTGTCGTCCCAAGCATCCGGCCCGCCAATCCGGCTACCATTCGCACACCGCCGCCGATCATCGTCCTCGCAATGTTTTGGCCCGCTAGACCCGCAAACGTCCCAACTGCGGTACCGCCAAAAATACCGATGTTTTTACCGTAAGCCGCGCGCCCTCCTTCCTCTTTCAGCGAACCTAAATACTTTGTCAGCTGCTCGTTCGTTGAAGCCTCGCCGTTGTCCCCTGCGGCGTCCAATACTTGCTGCGCAGACTTGTCGCCGGTCTCAGCCGAGTAAGCTTGAACGTACTTGCCTAAGGTATTAGCCAAACGAGAGTCGCTCACCACCTCGTCGTACGACTTGCGCTCGAACACTTCCGGCATAGTTGCAACGATGGCGCGGCCGGTGGCCTCTAAAGAAGACACCGCGTCCCCGCGGTTTGCCTGGTCGCGTTGTGCGGCGGCCTTAATCGCGCCTACGGAATCCCGTACCCGTCCCCTCAGCGCCTGCGCCATGTCCCCTGACGCCCCGTCATTAAGCTCTCTAAATCCCGACAGCACGTCGCGTAAGCGGGACTGCCGGTTTTTGTACAGGTCCAACGCCGCGCGCTCGACCGCGTCACGGGTTGCACCCGAAAGACCTGGTTGCCCTTGCGCCTGCTGGCGCACCTGCGCGAACGCGCGCGAGTTCTGCGCCGCCGTTACCACGTCATCCGCGTTGTAGCGGGTACCGGCGGATAAAATATCTTCGACGTTATCCGTGGTTACTCCCGTAAGCCCGGTGCGGCGAAGCGCCGCGACGATCTGGGCGCGCGACGTGGGGTCGCTTAGCGCTGTGCTTACCTCCGGGGCCAACTTACGCGTGTCTTCAGGCGGCTCCAACTCAAAACTGACGCCAAGCTCCGCGGCGTAGTCGCGCGCTTCCGCAGATTTCTGCGCGCGGCCGCCGGGGTCAAGCAAAGACCGGTCCGTAGCGCTAATCCGGTACTGGCGTACGCCAGTGATTAGCTCCTGCGCGTCTTGCACGTCCCTACCCGTGAGGAGGCGGCCAATGAGCCGCGCGCCGCCATCGGCCATGTCAATGGCGGACTCTCGGGCGCCCGTCGTAAACCGTGTGATTGGCTCGTCTATTTTGCGCTCTAAAAATTTCTCAACAACGCGGCTGATCGACATGTGCCGGAGGCCTTCCATCGCCTGCATACTCAGCTGAGCGCCCGCGGACTGCCGAATGTCTTGCGCGGTCTTCGGCGCGTTTTGCAGCGTCTCCACCATAGCCAAAGCTTCGTTCTGCGGTAAATTAAACTTTGTGGTTAGCAGCGCGATCAACCGGGTCGGATTTATTTTTCCGTCCTCGTCCAACTGTAAGCCTAACTGCCTGTACGCCGAAATACCCATCTGCATTGATTGGTACTGCAGCTCGGGCCCCAAATTCTTAGTAAGCTGCGGCATGCGCGCCATCAGGCCCGCATACATCAGCGGGTCGCCCGCAAAGCCGCCCACACCCATCATCGCCTGAAGCGGGCTGACGCCACGCTGATTTAGCACAGAGCTAAGCACGTTTGAGCCTGGCGCGAACATGCCCCCGAGCATTGCCTGCCCAATCGGGCTGCGCAACATCGAAAGCTGCGCGCTGCTGAGGGTGTTTGCAAAACCTTGCGTCCCCCCGAAGTAAGCGTTGTCAAAGTCGTTTAGCGAACCTTGCCTAAACATGGCCCCCGAAACTGCCAAATTCTGTGCGCCTAAAATGCCGCCGGATCCGATGCCTTGAGCCATAGCCGCCTGCGCGATCGGCGCGGACGCTTGCGCCACTTGCGTGGTGCTCATGCCTGCGCTCATGGCAGAGGTGGCGAAAGTCTGGAACAGATTAGCCAAACGAGCGGGGTCCGTGCCTGCCGCAACACCGAACTGGTTAAATGCCAAGTCTATCGCCTGCAGCTGCTCGCGAGACTTGATGCCCAACGAAAAAAGTGTCTTTACCGACTTACTCATATTTTCAAGCGTCTTCAGCGCTTGGTCTTTTGAGCCCACCATCTGAAACATGCCGGTGTCGCCAGCCATGTTAATCAGCGTGCGATAGTCGCCGGCGGTGAAAAAGTTGTCGTTGGCCACCTGCTTTTCCAAGTCGCGCTGTAGCCTTAAGGTGTCGCGGTAGTTTAAGGTGCCGCCGAGCCCCGTGCCTCGTACGTACGGCGCCATATAGTCGCGCAGGTCTTGGGCGCCCTCTAAGTACGGGCGGTTACGGTTTGCTGCAAAATTGACGCCTGCGCCGATCGCTGCTGACGCCAGTAACCCGCTCCCTAAACCTGCGCCGATCGTGGCTATCCGGCCGAAGCCGAGGCCCGCGGCCGCCTTTTCGGCGAGAAACCCGCCGGCGAGGCCCGCAGCTGTCTCTGCACCAAAGCTAGCGATACCTGCGCCCGTCTCGTAAATGTTTTCAGCAAAATACTGGTTGTACCGCGACGCCATACGGTACATAGGGTCTTCGAGGTTATCGTTCGTAAACCCGAGGCCGGTTCCCCCAAAAAGCCCGCGACGCACTACGCTTGAGACGCCGTGAAAACCTAAATTGAAAATTGACCCCTCACCCGTACCAAAAAACAAACGAGACCGCGCCGGCTCGTTGGGTTGGCCTGGGCCGCCGAACTGCTGAAGGCTGCCTGTCGGAAGTTGATAAGACGCGGGTGCGGGCGTCAAAAACGGGTTAATCGTCGGCGTGCCGGCGGGCGTCGTCATCGAGGGGCCGAAGCCGCTACTGGGGCCCATTGCCATCACCTGGCGCTGGTACATGTCTTGCGCGATCATGTTCTGCGATGAAAACGGCATCGTCGAGCCGGCGTACATCGCCGCCTGCATGGCGTTCATCTGCGCCATGGGGTTGCCCATCATGCCCGCTTGCGCACCGGCTGCCCCGAACGCGCCCGCCTGCATTTGCGCGATCTGACCCAGTACGTTGCTACTCATGGCGGTGACTGATTGCGCAGACTGCTGTGCACGCTGCTCAATCTCGTTGATCGCTTGGTACACATCCGAGCGATCAACGTTCACCTTATAATTCAACTGTTGTTGAAAATCGTCGTCTGCCACGGAGTTAGCGCCGCCCTCGTAAACCTACCGCTTCTTAAGTTATACCCTTTCACCGGCGCCATGCGGTAGCGCGGTTAAAGTGAAGCCGAGGTGCGGGGCGGCTGCGCGACTGCTAGAAAGGAAGTGCCTGTGACCCTGATCTACCTGATTCCGGTGTTCTATCTTTTGCTTGTGTTACAACGCTAACAAAAAAGTCGCGCGGCATCACGTAACGTGGTACCGCGCGAAATGCGCTTTAGTTTTAATTTTGAGCCCGCCGCGCATTCACCGCGCTGAGCTAACACCTGTTTTATTCGTAGAACTCTAGTTCAAAAACACGGAATCGGTCAATCGTTGGTGCCCCTTGGATGCCATAGTAAGTACCGGGAATAGGCGTTGCATTAGCTGGACGCACGGCAAAATAGGTTGCAGCTGCATATGCGTCAACCTCCCATTCGAGCCAGTTGAATGCAGTATTTTCAGGATTGGCATACAATCCGACCGTGACAGTATCGACGACTGTCCAGTTGACGCCATCGCTTGACTTGATAAACTCCAAGTTAAGCGGAACTGTAGCAAACAGCCCACGCACCTTCCTGACCTGCTTCTGGCTAGCGTACTGTTGACCGACATAGCTTTGCGTAATGTCTCCGAAGGTAGTGAATGACTGCCAGTAACTACCTTCGGCAGAATCAAACGCATTTTCAACGCCTTGGCCATTGTAGCCGATAGTTCCAATGGCCGTCTGGGAAGTAATCAGCGTGTAAGACGGCGGTGCAGATACAGCGGCAAACTCAACTGCCAACTCTTTCGTGCCAGAATCCAAATCCGCTTGGACTGCAAAATCGGCGGCACTTAATACTTGAACAACAATTGATCTCAATAAATTACCAGAAGCATCCTTAACCTGAACAATCGCCGTACCAACTGCTAATGCTTCAACAACACCAGCAGAAGTAACTGAGATTGTGTCTTGTTGATCAACAGGTACTGAGTAAGTGACTGAGGTATCAACCGCGCCGCCATCAAATGCGGCATTAATATCTAATTCTGAACCAAGTTCTAGTTTTAGTTTCATTATTTTCTCCTACAAAATGCGCCCCAGCCGAAACTAAGGCGCATTGATTAATGCTATTT